GTCAGTTGTTTTGGCGCCGCCGCAGCTGGCCCAGGTGCTCCGCGTGCATGGCTTCGGCCTCTTAGTGGGTCTCAAAATCGAGTTTCATTCGCGCTCCAGAAATTCGTCTTCCCAAACAGCCGGTTCATCGCCTTCAGTGAACGAGCGGCCCTCCACCCATGCAGTCCAGGCCACGCAGCGCTGGCCGGGCTTTATGTCGGCATCACAGAAGTCGCAGTCATATTGGCCGGGAACTAGGGTTTTGATCGCATCCCCTACGCGAACGATCCGCTGTCTGTCTTGCGGCTCCCGCGCGTGGCCCCAGATGACGCGCTCCCATTCATCGGGCTCCCCAGCGATTTTGCCCACATAGGATTTGCGAACGCCCGATTGTTTCCCCTTTTCGATGCCGCACGCTTCACACAAAAGCCGCCTCATACCTTGACCTCGATTTCCCTGGGAGCCGGCTTTTCGCCTTTGGTCCCGCGGATGGTCATAGGCATCCAAACCAGCTGCTTGTATTTGCCGAACAGCCCGCGGCCGTTGCGGTAGTCCGCGAAGTGGCCGCGGCAGATGTGCATGGCTTTCGCCAAGCCCTCGGTGTCGGAGCGGCCCTCTTTGCGGAGGATCTGTTTGAGCGGCTCGATGACCAGGGTTTTCCACGGCGCGGGATTCTGGCCGGTGCGGGCCCGGAATTTCTTCGCGAGCGGCGCGTCCATGCGGTGCTCTTCCATCGTCACGTTCTTGCAGTGCAAAAAGCTGATCGCGAGAAGCGTTGGGTGAAACAGAGTGATGAGATTTTTGATGTGCTCCGGGTGATCGCCGTAATCGTGCATTCCGGGCGACCCAAGAGCGCGCCCTTCGGCATCGACCTGGACGAAACAACTGCCGTGCGGTCCTTGGATATGGCGGCTACTCGCATCGTAATTGACAAACAACTCCATCCAGAGAAGCCAATGGGCGCCGTCGTCGAGCCGATTGTCGGCGCCCATCTCATAAACCTGATCGCGCGTGAAAGCGTGAACCAGCACGCCAATCTTGGCCTTTGGGCCGATCATGTCGCGCAGGTCCCTATCTCCGATTTCGGAATGACAGGTGCGCGCCATGTGGTGCTCTACCCAAAACACGGGCCAGGGAGGAGCAAGGTTCGGAAAATCGCGATCTAGTTGCCAATATTCTTGTTTGGTGCCGATCCAGTAATACTGCGCCACATTGTCAATGAGTAAGATCGGCAAATCCTCGCTGGTGGTGACGTATTCGCATATCTTGGCCGCATAACGTTTCCAGGCAGTTATCCAGCGAGGAGCGATTAAGCGGGGAACCTCCACCCGTCCCTGTGTGCGGAGTTCGTCAATCAACCTTGCCATGGCCGCGCGCCTCCCCGATGCGGGATGCCCATGTTCATGCCCCACATCATGGCTCCGGTTATGAGCGGCATCTGTGTTTTTCCTTTCGTATCTCTCGTATTAAAGCGCCGACGATCTTCTCGCGCCGGCTGCGCTGTTTCCAATCGGGAGAGGTGCGATAGACGTCGTTGCCCTCGGTGCGCCGGTATTCAATGACGGTTCCGTGCGCGGCCGGGCCCACCACCGCCCAGACCTCCTCGCCGCTGTATGGCCCGAAGATCGCGACGCCCAGGCGGATGTCTTTGTCGATGCGCTCTGCTTGATTGATGGCGAAGTCTCCGAATGCTTCGTACCCCAGCGGCCCGCGCGCAACAGCGATCAAATGGCCGTTCCACTGGTTGGTCTTGCGCGATACCGCCACGCCGGGCTTGCCCGGTAAGCCGTGACCGATCCCCACTGAGTGCGAGCCGTCGGAGCGCCAGTCGTTGAGCCCGAAATCCTCAGCCTCTACGTGCTCCCGAAACTTTTGGTTATAGGCGACGGCTTGAACCGTTTGCGGCCACACGTCGATTCCGAAGTAAGCGCCGACGTCCATGGCGACGCGCGTGGCGAAGATGCAGCATCGCTCCGTGTAGTGGCCGAGCCCCATGATGGCCGGATAGAGCCGCGGCGCGAGGGCTTCGAAGAGTTCGAGCGACGTCAATTGTTCTTGGCTCCGTTCTCGATCGCGCGAATCGCCTCCGCGGATTCCGCCTGTGCTTGTTCCGTTGCCTTCAGATGAGGCATGGCTTCGGCCATCGTGGTGAATCGTGTCGCTCTTACCTCGGGACGCAAGTTTTGCGAGCGGCAGATACCGCACTCGTAATTGAGAAGTTTTTCCTTAACGGCTGTCCCGAAAGCATGACCGAGCTTGAAGCTGAGTTCCGCATGGGCAGCCTCGTACGTGTCGAATTCACCAGCCACAGCCATAACGCAGTGGTTCGCCGGGCATTTGAGTTGCGCGATGTAGACTTTCATTTCCTTCCCTTCTAGTGCTGAACCCGCTTCGCTACGATTGAGGCCGCCTTCTGAATGGCGGGATCGGCGTACTGCTTGAACTGCTCTTTCTCTTCGGGAGTCGCGAGGCGTAGCTTCAGATCCGCGGTGAACACGTTGAAGCAGCCGCAATAAGCGCAGATCGTGACGTCGCCTGGCTTCGGGCTTACCGGCGCACCATCAACACGAATGGAGGTCTGTCCGTCAGCGCGGCCCCCGCAGTTTGGGCATGTGAGCCCATGGAATCGCTCCGAGAGAGTTGTAAGATGCAGTGCTCGTTTCTTGATCCGGCGTTGGCTCATAGCTCCTCGACCTCGAACCCATCTCCGCTGACGATTTCCGTGAAGTAGAAGCCCGGCCCCGCAATGGACATCTGACCGCGCACCAGCACGATCAGCCGGAGCCACTCGTCGTTCTGCCAGACGCCCAGGGTCGCGCCGTGAAACAGCGTGGTTGGGAATTCCGGCTTGGGACGATCCGGGAGCGCCACCATGATAGATCTGTCGGAGCCGATGCCTTGCGCTGCGACGATAGTGCCGGTGGCGGCAATCGCCCGGCCGCCCTCGGGATAGACGCGCACTTTGTCTCCGGGCTTCATGGCGCGACCTTCACCACGGCCACGACCATGCTGCAGCGCGCACAGCGGATGGTGATGGTCCCATGATCCTTTCGGTAGGACGCCTCAAGATCCGCATGGGGATGGCAGCGCCCGTGGAAAAACATCTGACAAGTATCGTGAGCGCATCCCGGATTTTGGCAAGGCATTGTGTCCAGATCAGCGCGAGTGAGGGGCTTATTCATGAGACGGCTCCTCGATTTCGAAGTGGCCGCCGCTGAACATTTCAATCCATGGGCCCCATGGCTCACCGTGGAGCTGCTCCCGCATCGCCAATAGCATCAGCCCATGCTCGGGATGAACCGCCATGCCATCGGGCACAATTGCGAACGGCGGTTTTTTCAGGAAGCCCACCGCAATAGAAAGCTGATTCGCGGAGATGAGCGCGACGTGTCCAGGCGATGATAGCTCGGGCGCGCCGTGGGGGTAGACCTTGACCCTATCGCCCGTCCTCATTCTGCGGCTCCGATTGGATTAAACGGAACCTGGATCGCCCAGACGCGCTGACACAGGCGCCAGTCGATTTTTTGTCCTGCTATCTCTCGCTGACAGGGCGAAAAACTGGTAGTGATTAGGGCGCACTGATTGCCCTTCTGGTCGATCAGCGCGAACGGCGCTGCTCCGATCATTGCAAGGTGGCGGCCGTAGAAAGGGCAGTTCATGGCTTCACCTGGATGGGCGCGACCATCATCGAAGGGTCGGTTCCGAAGCGGAAGTACCGCTCGTTCTCGTTGGGCTCGTCCAGAAATTCGATTTCGAGCATGTTGCGCTTGTAGCCGATGACGCCCTGAATGTGGCGCGGCGCGATGGTTTCCAGGGCTTCCTCATCGGCGTCGATCACTTCGTCGAACAGCTTGCGGCCGTCGCCCCAGCCCCTGACTGCGACTCTCATTTCGGCAACCAGCGTTCAAATCGTTTTACCGCGCGGTTTAACACTTCCATGGCTCCGTCTTGCGTTCGCGCCATAGCTTCGAGAATTGGTAATCCGCCGTCAATCGAGGCTTGCACTTCGTCGCGCGTGGCCTCGCGCCCTTCGGCGTACCATTCGACGCTTTGCGGCTCCCCCATCTGAATTAGCGGAGCGCCGTTTTGATCCCTGAACATTTCGAATTCGCGAGTGATCCAGAGCATCGCCACACCCGGATTCCTGGTGATCGCAAAGCCTGCAACGTTATCGCGCATTCCGGCGTTGTTTATCAGAGCGTCCTCGCGGCGCACCATTTTCGGGTTGCTCAGGAACGGACAATTCTTTGCGGACCAGCGCCCGCATTCCAGATGCGACGGGGGTTCGCTCGACGTCCGATTGATCCCGCACATCGGCCCGGCGACGAAACACAGGTGAACTCCCAGCGGTTCCCCGCACACCCAGCACAGTTTGCTTCTGAGCGCCTGGAGTAGTTTTTGGGGATTTATTGCGCGAAACTCCGGCTTCCCGTCGACCCATTGCACAAACCACGGCACAGGATAGCCGCGCTCATCGACGGCCAGAGATTTCATGCGCTTCGGGAGGGTTGACCAATCTACCCGCGGCTTGACTGCATCACTCATGATTTTCCTTTCGCGTCCCTACATTGCGTACACAGCACCACGCCTCGCGCGTGCTTCAGATTCCCAAACGCCATCGAGCGGTGTCCGCATTCGAGCACCAGCCAGTTCCCCGCGCGCGTGCCCTGGATGCGCTCCGTTGAGATGATGCGCTTGTGAAACTCGGTGTCCCTGGTCGAATCGTCGGGCTCCAGATAGACGCCGTGGCCTAGGTCGTATCTCATAGGTATCCCTTTTCCGCCATGCGGCGTGCGAAGATCTCGGCCGCTTCAGGCGGAATTTCGACTTCTCCGAATAACTTGAAGTTTCCCTCGAATAACTCCATGGGACCGAACTGCACTAACGGCTGTGAATCCTCCAACTCGTTTAGTGTGCGTTGATACGAACACACCCGCGATGGGGTTTGCGCCCAACACACCATGACTTCATCGACGGTGAGCAATCCGAGCGAAGCGGCATCGGCGCGCACCTCGCGCGACCCGTCCATAATCTTTTTCTGATCCGCTTCGGAAAGCGCGTTGAAAGCATCCGTCGGTCGCCATCGGTCCGCAATACTCACGAGCGCAACCGCGTCGGGCGGCATTAGGTTGGTCGCCACCCGGAGGATGTAGCCGACGCGCTCTTTCTTCCACGGATGGTTCATCCAATCTTCACCGGCCATCTCGATCACCAGCGCCTCGACCTTCTTCATGCGGTGCAGCCCACGGCCGTGATGGAACGAAGCCAGGAGCCAATTGAATTCTTTCTTCCGCTGAAATTCCGTCCGCGCGAGGTTGAACGCTTGCGCCGCGAAGGCTTCGAGTTCCTGGTCGGTCATAACGGATCCATTCCCAGGTCGAGCGCTTTTTGAAACCACTCCTCCAAATGCGCTTGATCTGTAATCTGGGAAATCGCGCCGCGGAGCGCGTTGAGTTCGTCGCGGCTTTCCTGGTCCGCGTACGGGTTCCCATCCCAGACCGGCGAGGCGACCCACTGCCGAAGGTAAGCCCGCATAATGCCGAGCTCGTTCTGGCTGAGTAGGCCCCCATTGAGATACTTTTCGACTACCGGCTTGAGCACTCCGCTCTGCTCATATCGCCAATATCCCGGGCCTTTATCGAGCTCGTCTGTTTGCATCTGTACTATCCCTTTCGCATCTTCTCCTTAATACTTTGAATATCAAAGAGACCAACAGATTATCACGGTCTAGGCGGCTGCATCGGTGGCCCCCGGCGCGGCCGGCGCAGGTTGACACTCACAGCGCACGACGCCGGTATACATGCCTCGCGTGACTTGCCTCCAGCCGGTGTCGGAGCACTTCTCGCACTTCGTGGGCTCTGGACGTTTCCAGTACGTCATGGGCTCGTCGGGAGCCTGGAGGCCAATGCGAATGTCGGCCGGTGTCGGAGCATACGGAAAGGTGTTCTTCCATTCCGTCACCCACTCCGCTGCCTTGATTTCTGTTTCCGCAGTCTTGAGCGCCTCGTAGAGATCCGCAACACTGGCTTCGTCAGCCGGAAATTTCCGCAGATGGCTAAGTCGCTCCAATTGGCGCTGAATGGCTTCATGCGAGATCATGCCATTGCCGCCTTAACCTTTGCGCAATACCGCTCGACGGCCAATAGGCCCTTGCTCTTTTTCGGCGCCGGTTGCGGCTTATCTTCCGGCGCGAGTCTCCAATCGCCGTCGCGGAAAAACCGGCCGAGCCACGGTATGTAAGAGCTTGAATTCGCAGACCGCTCGATAGCCCACCAGGAGCAATATTGCGCGTGGCGGAGACGCAGCGTGGCCGCATCGGTTTCCGACGCCAGGCACACTTGCAGCTGTTCAAAGGCATAGGTCATCGACCCACGCTCCGTTTCCGGGTGGTTTTGCCACAGTTCCCGGAATAGTTGGGACACCTCTGCGCTGACCTGCTTTGGCGGTTTTCGGTTTTGTTCGGAATTATTGACACACCCTTGCGCCGTCGCCGCCGCTCCTGGCGGCGAAGCCGCCAATGTGTGCATGTAAGCCTTGTTTAATTCTTCCTTATAGTGACCGGAAACCTGACCGGAAACCTGACCGGAAACCTGATCGGAAATTTTCCGGCTTAAAAGCGTGTAAACAAGCGTGTTCTGAGATCGCCTCCGCAGTGAAATAAAGCCATTGCGGATCAGTTCCCTGGTCCAGTTGTAAATGGTGCGGGAGCACCTGGCGAGGTGATCGCCTATCCAGCACTGCGATGCGTAAAAATTTCCATACTTGCCGATGAACTTCTGGATGAGCTTGAGCAACCGTTGGGCGCCGCGGGAGAGTTCCCAGGGCTCGACCGGCGAAGTACGAATATTAGTACTTGGCTCCCCGACCACCTCCGGGGGGCTCTCGATTCGTCCTGGCTTGTTTTCAGCGCACGACGGGCTATTCTGGTGGAGGATCGGCTCAGGGAACGTGGGTCCGAAGTCGGGGGGTGGTACCTCCGGCTCTTCGGTAAGCGGAAGGACCTGGTTCAGGTCTAAGGCGGATGCGATGGATCTAATTGCGGTCATCGGCATAAGCTGTGTCTCCGTTCGTGTTCGTTCAGCCACACTGTTAGGGCGCGGGGGGAGTCAACTACGCAGATCGCGAGCCCGAAGCCGATCCGCAACTCATGAATTTTGAGAATTTGATGGGGGTCAGCTTTGCGGCCTGGCCGCTTGACCTCCATCAGGAAACCGGGATAGTCCCGGTGAATAACAGCCCAATCGGGGACCCCTGGAACGCCCAGCCTCATCCAACGGCCGTCCGGCGTGCGCACCAGCCCGGATTGTTGCCGGCTGGCCCACCATCCGCGCGTAGCTAGAAGGTCTTTACAGGCAGTGACTACGTCCTTCTCATTCAGACGGGGGGGCTTGAGTCTGAATGGCTTTGGCATCCCTACTCCACGCGCGCGCGGTTCCTTAAAACTTCGAGCTGCTTTTGGCACGCGCCGCAGAAAGTCTTAAGCCGGTTGTCTTTCGCGGCGAGAAAGAATATCTTGCGCGGCGTCGATTCGTAGATAAGCCCGCACATGGTTCGCGCGTGCGGGCCAAACATTTTGATGTGGGTGGAGCCTCCGTCTTTGAAGGCCCCAATCAGGAGGGTTCCGCCGTCGAAGAGTTTTAGGAACGGAAGCTGATACTCTTCAATGGCTTTGACGGCCGCGTTGTGAAGGCAGGGAGGGCACGCGAACAGCCCGGCAGGAATTTCTTTGCCGCAGGTGGGGCAGGTCATAAACCCGCCCCATGCGGCTCACCCGGTCCGGAGGATGTAACCGGGTGAGAGTTCATGCAGCGATTCCCACGTTGATAACGAATGGGATCGGTTCAAAAAGAATTGGTCTGACCGGTAAACCGGTTTGAACAATTCTTTTCCCGCCGCCCGCCACTGGTACGGCCTGAGTGGATATGGGGATGGCGCCCGATACAGTGGCAACCTTCCCGTTAAGCACGACTTTGAAGTCTAGCAAGCCCTCCAAAACGATGCGACGGGTCTCGTAACGGGTCGGCTCTTTGGCCCCCGCAATCGACAAGCACACGCTTTCGATCAGATCCATCGGCGCAACCTCGATCACCTTGGAAACCGAACGAGCTTCGTTTTCGAGAATCGCGATGCGCCCACGCAATTTTTTGAGTTCGCGAGAGCCTTGCTCCTCATCCTGGTAGTCGCCGCGCTGGATCATGCGCATAACCCGGCCTTCTTCGAGCCGCGCCGCCTTCAGCGCTTCCCGGGGATCGCTTTGATTTTTGGCCGCCATTTTTTCGGCCTCCTCGCCAGCGAGGGCAACGGCCAGTTTACGCACCCGCGCCGGATCTTTCAAAAGCGCCCATACCGCGGCGAACACCGCGTTATCTATCGGCTCCACCAGGATGCGCTTCACCTGGCAGGTGGGCCCGACTTCCGGATTGCGCCGCTGAACGAAATTCCGGCAAGCGTAGTATCGTTTGAGCTCCCCTTTCCAGGTCGTGCTCGAGCCGATCATGCGGCCCTCGCAAACCTTGCCGCGCTCGTTTTTGGCGCCGCACCACAGGTATTGCCACAGAAGCGCCTTGTGCTTGTTGCCGTCGGCTTGCGGCCGCCCGACCTTGGCTCTTTTGACGGTCGGCATCATCTTCTGGACCCGGTAGAACAATTCGGACTCCACGATGGTGAGAAGCTTGCCGTCTTTGTCGGTAATGGCCCACAGCCGGCCGCAGCGCAGGTACCGGCCAATATAGGCTTCGTTCCTGAGAATGTTCGTGACAGTGTTGGCGCGGAAAAACTTTCCCTTGCGCGCCGGCTTAAAGCCCATGCGCAATAGCTGACCTGCGATGGCGTAGACCGATGCCGGTTCGCTAGACCCAGGCAGACCGTAAGCCCGCCACTGAAAAATGAGGCGCACCATCTTGGCGCGCTCTTCGTCGATCAAGGGGCAATCGTCGACCACGCGAAAGCCTATGGGGAGATTCCAAGAGTCCGGCCGTCCGCGGTCCATTTTCTTCGCCCGGTTGGTTATCGAGCGGAGCCGCGACCGGGCGTGCTCGAACGTGGCGAAACTCGCGTAGTTGGTAAAGAGCAGCTGGCCCTCGGGCGTGGTGATGTCGAGGCCCGGCATATCGCCAAAATGCAGCCGCGCGCCTTTGGTCTTAAACTCCCGCGCAACACGGAGCGCATCCTCTGTGTTCCGCGCGAATCGGTCCACGTAGGGGAAGTAAACATTGGCGACCCCCCCAGCCATAACCCGCGCATAGAGCCGCTGGAAGTCTTTGCGGTTCACGCTGGTCGCCGTCTCGTGATCCTCATAGACTTCGCTGAGTATATGGCTGTTGCCCTGGGCAAGCCAACTAATCGCATCGCGCTGCGTATCGGGCGAGAATTTCTTGGACTGGTCGAGCGTCGATACACGGATGTACCCAAGGTTCGCGCCCGCGTCGCTGAATGCCGCTTTAGGCTGCGTCACGTTTACCGGCCTCCCGCGCGTCGAGTTCCGCCTCGAGCGCCACGGCTCGTAGCATTCGCCGGATCAGGTCCGCCGCTTTGTCGGGCGCTTCGACTTCGCCCAATTCCAGTTCCACCTGGATCGGTGGTTTCGAGCTTTCGTTCGGCATACAGGGCTTTTAACTCCTGAAGGCGAACGGTTTGGACGTCGATAATGTGGCCGAGCAAAAGGCGTTCGGCCATGGTGCGGTCAGCGGTGTACGAGTTAGACTGGACGCGCTTTCCATCCACTCCGCGGTAAACGAGCCAATACTTAGCCCCTCGCATCTGTACGGAACCCATCCCATGGGGAATGGGGTTTGTGTGTTTTTGCATAAGGCTATTTTAATACGTGTCATTTCATGCAGCCTCCGGCCCCTTGCGCGGCTGGCGAACCTGCTGGCGAAGGCTTTCGATCTTCGCGCGCGTCGCAAGGGAGATTTTCGACTCATGCAGCAACCAGCCGGGCGGCACCATCAGCTGATGACTGATCGCCTCGCGCAGTTCATGCTTTTCGTCTTCCGTGAACCGGCCGCGATAGCGGCTCCACCAGGCTTTCGTAAGGGTCATGCCGGCTGCCTTAACACCTTCTCGTCCGCGAACATGGCTTTGCGCGCGGCTTCCCGAAGGCTCGGGCCCCTCACTTCGGTCATGCGGCCGGTCGCCGCGTGATCCCAGGTGATCTTGAAAACCGGGCCCTCTTCGAGGTCGCGCGTAATGGCGACTTCCCAGCAGTGCTCGTTGAGCCAGTCAAGAATTCTTTGATCGCTCTGGTGCGGGATTAGTTGTTGAGGCATTCTCTGTTCCTTTCTCAAGCAGTTTGAACTTGGCGTTGATCATCACTTCGTAAAGCGTTTCTCCGTTGTTGCCCACGATGAGGTAAGGGGCAAACACTTCCGCGGGGCTGACCATATCGGTTTCGATAAATGCGCACTGCGCTTGGACCCACCGCAGGAGCTGGCGCCAGGCAACGCGCTCGGCTTGTTCGTAATCGCGCTCCTGCCACTTGACCGGATCCGTTCGAGCCTCGTTGAGCATCCGAAAGATCGGATCCACGCGCACCGGCATCTTGAAAATGCCGTCTTGCCCGCGGCCGATGTCCATGCGCCAGTCGAGCCCCACGATGCGGCCGTTCTCGTAATCGGTGTTGATCGACGTGGCGCCCGCGGCGACGAGCGCCGTAGAGATTTCGCCCGCCGTCTGAAGCGCGGGAATCATGGTCGTGCCCATGAAGAGGTTGCGCGTTCTCATCTACTTTCCAGTTGAGCTAAACCGTACTGGAGCACGTTGATTTCGTTGGCGTGCTCTTCGAGCCAATCGAGAATTTGCTGGTCGCTGTGGTGTTTCACGAGGCATCCTTTCCGCTCATCCACTTTTCGATATGGTTTATTACGGTTTGACGAGGAACGTAGACGCACTCCGAGTGCCATCGAGACCGCGGCCCCGACGTTCTCTGCTGCGCTGTCTTGTACCGACATCGCCACTCCTGCCAGTGCTTCTGAAACACAGCGCACAATGGCGGGAATGGCACTAAAAAGAAGCGCCCCGTATCTTTCCAAATCCAGAGAATGTAATCGGCCGCCTTAGAAGCATCGCGCGTCCAGCCGACTTGTTCAGTTTCGATCACGCTAAAGGTTTCAAGAGCGAGATCATCGCTTCCTTGAACGCTAAAATCTTCTCCGCGGAGCTTCAGGTCGATACCGAGACTGTACAGGCCGGTGCGTTCGACGTAGTAATCGCAACCGCGCTTATCGTTCAGTTCAGCCGCCTTTCGCACGCCCGCAAAGCATGGAATGCGATGCCGCAGAAATGTAAGCGTGTTATCGACATCGCGCGTGTAACCGTTGCTGAACGCAAGGCGCTCGTTGAAGTCGAAGTTTCGCGGAGCCTTCATTCTTGGATCGCCTCTGCCCCCCAGGACGTCCAGCCCTTGCGCTGGCCTCGTGCGAACATCTCAAGCCACGGTCCCGGCGAACATGTTTCCACGAGCTTGTAAAACGCTTCGGGCTTCGAAGAGTGCTTCTTGCCGCCGCGGGCGCCAGTAAAATGCGTTCCCACATCGCGCCGCAACAACTGGAGAGATCCGCGGACACCAAACAGAACGTGCTCGGTAGATCCGCGAAAATAATTGCCCATACCGAAAGACGGCTTCACCCAGGTGAGCATCGTCACGTACCGGAACCCCCAATCATCCAGAAGCTGAAAGCCCTTCGGAAGTGAGCGGTTCGTAATCCACAGATACAGGTGCGCATTGTCGTTTGCGGGAATATCGAGAGCGCGGAGCTCCGCGAATGGCATGGTTTTGTATTGCGGGAGCGCCCGGCCCATTTGGTCGAAATCCCCCTCATCGCCCCAATCCCACGGCGGATCAATAACAATGGCGCTGAATTCGCGCCCCTTTGTCGTGGCGATGATGGTCGGCGACTTGTCGACCATTTCGGCGTTCGCATCTCTCCACTGTTGGCGTGTCGCTTCTTTCGCTTCCCTGAGTAGCCCCGTCGCGGTCATGTCCTTGAGGTGGTCTGTCGGCTTAGACACATACTTCTCGAAGACTTTCTTTGGAACGTCCGCAATGCGCTGCCATAGGCTCGATTGCTTGCGGGTGATCGCGAGATCGGCGAGCAGGGGCTTTTCCGAAGTACCTTCCGGGGACTTCGGGCCAATTCGAAGATTCCCTGAAGCCGTCGCCCTTTCCCCGCTCTCCCGCGTCAGCTTCAAAATCTCACCCGCGCGGCGTTCTGCTTTGAGCGTTAGAGATTGGGCTTCGATTACTACGTAGCGCGCCTGGTTCGCGGCCCGGTAATACTGCGTCGCGGCTTTCGCAATCTGACGCACGTGCAGAACCTCATTGAGCGTATGCGCTTGCTCCAGTAGCCGCTCCGACTGCCGGATCAGATCCGGCGATGTTTTTTCGATTGGCGCTAGATCTGTCAAGCTCACTTCATTGCCCTCCGCACAAGCTCCACAAAAGCCGCCGCTGCCTGGAGAGGAACGCATCCGTTGCCGGTCGCCCGAAGGCAGTCGGTTCGGTGGTGAGCCAATAGAGCGGCCAACCCATCAGCCACTCCACGAAAAGCGGATTCAATTTCCGCACGTGCGAGGGCTGGACGCAGCCAGAAGCTCCGCACCAGCACGTCATGCCAGACCGGGTCGGCTGGACCTGGGGCAAAGCCTCCCAGAACGCGGATTGAGAGGTCAGGGAATCCTTCGCCGCCGGATGCGCCCCGCAGCTTTCCGAATCCTCCGGGCGCGCGTTCCCGTAATCCTGAATCGTCTCTCCGCTCCGGAAGTCCCGCGCTTGCGGGGACGCCCAATACAGAGCTTCCATCTCGAGCCCGATCTGGCGCTTCCCCTTCTCTGTCGAGCCCCTGGCTTCCACTTCCTCGCGCGTCGACACCCGGCCGCCGTTCGGCACGTTCGGCGTCGCCCATTGCGCCGCCTGGTCGTTCAGGTCCACCGTCCAGGCCAATTCTGCTTTGCGCTTCGCTCTCTCGCCGTGCGGCGCTCCGGGGTTCTTTTCGTCCCTGGCGTTGGGCGTCGACCACTGCTGCGATGCGCCGCCATCGCTCGTCCCGCTCCCGGTATCCGAGAATGAAAACTCGTTTGCGCTGGTGCGAAGCGCCCACTGCGGCCGCTCTGACACAACACCATTCCGCATGGAGCCCGAGTTGGGCCAAAGACCGGAGAACTTCTCCGAATCCCCCAACAACGTCATCTGCGGGCTCATCCAGATCCCTTCCGTCAGGATCGTCGCTACCGGCGTCCCGGAGGAGTCCAGGAACGTTTTCGAGGAACACGCAAGGGGCTCTACACTCTCCGATGATCCGCGCGATGTCCGGCCAGATCCATCGCTCATCTGCTGTTCCAAGGCGCTTCCCGGCGACGGAGTGAGGCTGACAGGGGAATCCCGCAGTAGCAATGTCCACCGCTCCCCACAGGGGTCGGGCATCGAGTTCGCGGAGATCCGGCGCAACAAAGCACTCATCCAGGGAACCTTCGTCGACGCGCGCCGCAACCGCTGCCAGGGCGTAAGCTTCCCCTTCCGCAATAAAGCTGGTCCGGTATCCGGGCAGTGCGATGCGAAGTCCGAGCTCAAGGCCGCCGACTCCGAAGCAGAGCCCAAGACCGCGGATTTCCTCAGAGCGATCCACATGGTTCACCCACGGCACGGCATTATTTGGACATCGGCGTGCATCTCCGCAGCGGGCCACCGGATCGCGCCGTCGCCTAAAAACTTGCTCACCATCTTGGTCGTACAAGCCTCCCCGCACAGATGGAAGGTGTAGGCGAGTCCCGCGCGGCCGCTATGCGCCGCCGCGCTCATGTCGTCCTCGAGCGGCCCCACGGTGAGCCGGCTCGACGCGACCACAATTCCAAACCAGTGATTGGAAGAGTCCTTCTCTTTCCCGCAGCAGTCGCATTTGTAGATTTCTGTTTTCACCGGCCCTCCCTGTTCATCAGCCGCACCATGTCTTCCTTGTGGTCGAGCTTCCAGCGCTCACGATCCCGCTTGGTTTTTATGCGGACGCGCACGGCCAGCGCGAGATTGAGAACCACGATGGCGGCCGCCGCGCCGCCGATTGCAACCAGAGCCTTCACTGCGTCTGTCCCTCCGCGTTCTGGAACCTAAAAAAGCTCTGCATTTCGTCGTCTTTCATTGGCCTGGTGTCGAGCACCTCGCCGGTTTCCATCGAGACGATTTCAGCCATGCCGCGCCTGGGCGCATCGAGCTTCACGACGCAAGGGACCTCGCGCATCTCCCAGCCCTCGCGAATTTTGTGGGTGAAGGAAGCGGCCCGTTCTTCCGCGTCCTTGATTTCAGCGGCGAGGCGCTTGGTCTCGGTGTCTTTGGTCGACCGCAGCTCGTACACCGCGGCATTCGCGTTGGCGAGATCCGATCCAAGCTTGCGAAGCTCGTCTTGCGTGAAGTCGTGGCGCTTCTCAAATAGAACTTGCTTTTCCATCAGTCCTCCCTTGCCGTTCCTCTTCAGCCCGAAAGCGGGCTCGAGCCCGCGGCAACCATTCCTCGTTCCAAAAGCGGTCGAACAGAGCGTGCTGCTCGTCAATCTTGATCTGCTGCGCGGGCGTGGGCCCGCGGCGCAGATCATCGTCCCGGTGCTGTGGCTTGTTCATAGGCGCGCGCGACCCCCAGGGTGCAGCCGTGAGCACACGCGCGCCTGATACGCGGCGTCGTCAAAAGGGGGGATTGGACCCTCGCCGCGTAACCTCATTTGCCCGCTCCGGTCGGACGCTTGCCGGTTCCCCGGCAAAGCGGGCATTTCACGATCTCATCGAAACGATCCGAGTGAATCGCTTCCGCCACGCTGCCCGCGCCCAGACAGTAAGTGCAAGCTCCGGACGCAAGCGGCCGCGCCGGATCGGGCTCGAACAAAACGGCGGGATAGATCGCATCCCCGTCCCGCACGATCCGGCTTGCGCGAAGTCTCGCCATTACTTTCTCCGAGGCCTGGTCTCTTGAGCATCCGGCCCATTCGCGCCGAGCGGATCATCGTCGACGAGGAGCGATCCCTGTTCCCTCAGTGCGGACAGCGCCGGGTTTTCGCTTGCGACACTTCCGGCCGGAATCTGCGGCTCCGGTTGCGGCGCTTCGCTTGCGGCGTTGAGCGCCTGGACCTCGTCAAATTCGACGTCAATCGCGGTCTCGCGCATGATCGCGCCGCGGAGCACGTTCGGGAAGTGATACTTGCGCACGCGGCTCACGGTGCGCCAGTAATACATGTCCCGCGGCCAGCTTTTGAAATTCCACTTCTCCGTGAGCGGAATCTGCTTGCCCTTTTCCCAGATCATGGCGTGGTCCGCGTCACCCTCAGAAAAGGTTTCACTCAGCTGTTTCCCGTCGCGCCCCAGGAGCGGGACCATCTTCCCGGTTTCGTCCTTCATCTTGAGCCATAGCGTGCAACCGACACAGCGCTTCCACTTCTTGCCCTTGTGCTGTTCCTCGACCTCGAGCCATTCGATGTCCCATCCCACACCCTGGTTCGCCAGCTTGCCCGCGATCACATCGTTTTCGAGCGCCGGCCGACCGTTGGTGAAATAAACGTGCTTAATCGAATCGGCCTGGGTCAGGCCCCAGCTGCGCCCAATGGCGATCTTCGCCATGGCGGTCGCGATGGATTGCTCGAGCGTGTTCCCGTTGATGTCGGTGAACTGCCCCGACAGCGCGTACATGCGCGCGGCGCGCTGGTCCATCTCAAAGGCTTCGCGCACCATCTCCGCGTCGAGGAGCACTTTGAGGAATGCGTCCCGGCGCTCCGAGTCCGGAAAGTCGCGAAGCATCTCCGCTGTGATCCGCGGAATGCGTTCGCCGGGCAGCTTGCGCACTTCGTCCGGCACGATGACTGCCGCTGCAGCCGCTGCCTTCGCGTCGGCCACGCTCAACGGCTTCGGTGGCGCTTCGTTCTGTTCTGTGATTACTGGGGTCGGATTATCGGCCATGGCGTTTACGGTCCTTTCGAAAGAGAGCTGCTTCTGGGCAGGTTTTAAAGTGCGGCGTGAGGTCGTCATCGTAGGCGACCATCTTGCCGGTGGGAAGTTTCACGCGCAGGATCGGCCAGTCGCAGCCGGCGCATTTCGCTTGCTCCCAATTCATCAGGCGAGAGAGCGCGAGGAGATTGTTTTTCATGGCGTTGAGCGCGACGGCCGCTTTCGCGTGGGCGTCGTGCATCTGGCCGAGCGGGGTCACTGGAAGGGACATTAGAAATCCTCCGCGCGCTTTTGACGCGCGATTACTCGCAATTCCCGGAGGGGAATGTCGGTGCGGCCAGGAACCACCAGCGCGGCGGCCTGTCGAAGCACTCTCATGCTGGTCGTTTTTTGAGCAATGGATTTGGACGTCGCCTCTAAAAGCAGGACATGCTTATCGATGTCGTCGATAGTGACGTCATCGAGCTTGGGCCACTCGCACGGTCCGCTCAAGATGCGTTCCATATCTTGAGGCACCGACACCTCGCCATCCAGATCGAGCGGATCCAGACCAAAATCGAGACACAGTGCTTCTACGTCCATCCCCTTCGGCGCGCCGTGCTCTTTGCGCTCTTTCCGAATGATCTGGCCTAAGCCCTCCGCTTCGATGGTCAACTGGTTTGCGTCCAGAATCTCGCGCCGATTCATCTGAAGCCATCGAATAATGTCTCCGGTAAGTCCCCCGCTTGTAGCGACCAGCGCCTCCCGAATCGCGTCCTGAAGCGACATCAAAGCAACCAGAGTCATAACTGAAGCTCCTTACATAAAGCGCGAAGTCGGTCGGCCGCCCCGCGCGTCTGACCGCGCCAGTCCTGGTCGGGTGTGTCGAGCCGATCAATTGTGGCCGCAACCGCCGACATATCAACCGCTGTCCGATGGATCTCTTCGATGGCCTGGATCACGAGCATGATGGCGTGCATCTTGGCGCTGTTTTCTTGCGCGCGCTTTTGGCGCAGCTTCTCAGCGGGGTCCGGCGCTAGTATTCGAGGCTCTTCACGTTCGGGCCGCGGGATCATGGCCGCGCGCTCCTGGGCGACCAATTCGGGCAGAGATACTTTCACATCAGGGATTTCACCTGTTGCCGCGAAGCGGTGAACCAGAGCGCGAGCGCTGGCGTGGGAAACCGGTTCACCATTTGAGGCGCGGCGGATCGCCTCTTCGCGGACGGGCTCCGGCGTCGATGGCGCTGCGATGAGGTAGAGCGCGGATACGTCGATTTCGATATTAGACAAATTGTCTAATGTGAACCGCTCCGAGACGTGCATAAACCGTTCTGCGCTCTTGTAAGTCCACGCGAACTCGCGCTCGATCCACTCCAGGAACTTCCCGTGTCCGAGCCGCTCTTTTACTTCCGTGAGGTATTCCCCGATCTTCACAATGCTCGCCGCAGTCATCCGCGCAAGGTTGTGGATGCGCTCTGTTCGTTCGAGCACGAACGCGCGGGTGTCTGCATCGAGGGCTGCATACTCGAAACGAAGCTGCATGACCGTCGTCACAGAGCTTCCTCGGGCTCTTTCACGAGCGGCGAATCCAGCAGAAAGCGGCGCCCGCCGGGCTTGGGTTTCGTGTGGAGCCCCATCAAAGTCTCGCGGGTGTCCGTCGGCTTTTCGTTGAGCAGCCCCAGAGCGATCGACTGCCAGTCGGTTTTCGAGCCGTCCTTGGTGCGGCGCCAGGTGATCTTTCCTTGCGGAAATTCGAGGCCCTCGCGCTCCCCGATCATGCGCTTGATTTCGGCTTCCATCTCCGAGCGCATGGTCATGAGCTTGGTCTGGTCCGCGCGGACGGTGATGTACGCCAGGATGTAATCGAGCTGAACCGGAGTCGGCTTCGCCATGTCCGGGCGCTTGTGGTGGGGGAACTTGCGGGCAAGATAGGCGTGCGTGGCTTTGGAGCCGGTGAGTGGCGGCTCGTCGTCGCCCACCAGATACCGCTCCCACCAGTCGCGCGCGTAGGAGAGCATCTGTTTTTCGGCCTGGACGTTGCGGTCGACGCGGTAGACGCGGAGCTCGTTGCCGGCAATCAGCACGGCCACGTCCCAGAAATCCCGGTCCGTCGCGCTCATGTACCACATGGCTTGCAGGTAGACTGAGGCCGGAATCTCGGAAACCGACTCGCCCCACTTGTAAGCCTGGTCGAGGGAGACGTTCTTGCAGTCGAGCCCGCCGCGCTCCGCGACATGCAGAGCATCCGGCGTGTAGACCTGGAACGCGCGCTCCGGGTGATGGATTGTCTGGTCGATCCATTCGACCTGGCAGCCGGTCTGATGCGTATAGATTTTTGCGATTCCCTGCTCGAGCGCCTTCCCGATGACCATGCGGATCGAGGGCTCGGGCTCATAATCGCGGCCGAACTTTTTTTCCACCCAGACGGAATGAGCGTCTTTAAAGGCGTCGCCCAGGCCGAGGATGGGACCAATATCCGATCCGCCGAGCGCTAGGGAGGTTTTTTCACTATCGCGCATGGTCTGGGTCCTTTTAGGCCGCGGCGCTGCGGTGCTTGGATTTCGAAGTGGGCTTGGGGGGCCGCAAGGTGCGGATGATCAGCCGGGTAATGTATTCGGCCGGCTTTATCCGGAAGCCGTCGATCTCCTCCTGGCGGGTTATTTCCGCTTCGACTAAGCGAAGCGCCTCCGGTGGAATATATAACGTCTTTTTCACCTTCTTTACCTGAGCACGAGCGTTCATGGGCACACTTCTCCTGTAGGAACCGATTCGGATAATTGAGCCTTCGAGCTACCCCGGCGCTCGATTTTTCGGAGTATCGAACCCGGTCGTGAATAGATTTAACCCCAAACGTCATTGGCTGTCAAGTTCTTTTTTTTCAGGCACTTGCGGCAATTTGCGGCGCTTTGGAGTCTATCAGCGGCGCTGTGACGGCAATGTGCGGCAATATGCCGCAAACCGCCGCGCATACGGGACACGCACATGTATACGAGACCCCCTGACAATGGAATGAGCTATGCCCCCGAAAACGCTTCGACCTGAAGCCGCATCCAAGGCACAGGAGTGGGCTCGCGTGCTGGCACTCATCGCCGCCGAGCCGCAAGTGAGCCACCCCCTGGCGTACCTGCCCGAGACGCAGTGGGCAAATACCTACGAGCGATGCAGCGCCGCCGGAGAATGTTGCAAAAAAATAAATTAAATCTTCAGTTCTCAGAGAGCGTCAACTGTCTGCCGGAGTCGTGCTTACATCAGTTTGTTCACGGTGGCTTCGACCGACGATTGAAGCAGTTCATCGGTGATGTTTGCACCGGCCGTCTGGACATTCGCATCCATAACCACGTTGGGCTGAAGCGTCTGCGCCATCTGCTGCGGGTTCTGGGCGGCGTTGTTCGCCCATTTCAGGCGGGTGTTGTGGGCGACCGTAGTGGATGGCTCATCCAGAATCGAAGTCGAATACTTTAGGACGGCAACTTTGATGCGGCCCTGAAAGTCCATATCGGTCATCAAAGCGTTCTGTTCTTTGTAGGTCATTGTGTTTTTCTCCCTTTTGAAAACTCGTTAATACCATTCCGTCCACTTCGCAAGGTTGCCCAACTGCCCGCCGCTCAACTGCACCTGATAGTAGTTATTTGGCAGCACCCAGAAATAGACCGAGTAGGTGCCACCTTGAACTGAAGAATTTCCCTGCGTGGACACCACCGTTCCAGGCGTGGCGGCTCCGTCCGTATAGGCTGTGATGGAGCCGCCCTGCGGGAAGTTGTATGTGACCGCGACGAACATCGGCTTCCCGGTCGTGTTGTGGTACGGCGTGGCTAAGGCGCGAGAAGCGGTGACATCGTTCTGCGCCGACACCCCGCCGCCCGAAAGCGGCGCTCCATTCAGGTAGTAGCCCGCGCAGTTGATGCTGCCGTTGACGTTGAGATTAAACCCCGTTGGCGTCGATGATCCGAAGCCGACTAGGACGATTCCGCCAATCGGTTGAAGATCCAAAATGTGTTGTCCGCCGCCGCCCGCCCAATTCTGAATGGAGCTTCTCCAGTAACCCTGTGCATCGATCCAGAAGCCGAGCGCCATCCCAAAGCCCGAGTTGTTCGATCCTTCGCCCATCCAGATTTGCTTCGCGTTGGCGGCGCTGGTGATGTTCGCCGGGGGGATGATCGAGAGCGCGTTGGCATATTGCGGGGCATTCGTCCCAAGTCCAAGGGCGCCCTGATTCGTGAGAGCCATTTTGACGCCGTTCTCGATTACGAACGTCATTCTCCCCGATTGAATTCCCAAACCATATAAGTTGCCCGCCGACTCGTAAAGCGCGAGTTTGACGTTGGCGAGCGCGGCCCCGAGCGAAAGCTGTGCAGAAGGGTTGAGCACGTTAATGCCGACGTTGCCGCCCGCTGGTTGAAGCGCAATATTGTAGGTGGATGTACCCCCATCGTGGCGCATGGCTTGAATCCATGTGTTGCCGTTGCTCATTTTTGCCATGTACAGGCCCCAAGCGTTATCGGATGTGAAAGCCTGCCCGACACTCGTTGCGCTGCCAAGCGTCGGGCCGCTGTCCGCGTAAACGCCCGCCGTACCGACGTGCAGGGGACAAATCGGGCGGGGAGCGCCGCCGATTTTGGTGTAGCCCCCGTTGGGCTGAAGCATCAAGCAACCCGTTCCCGGCCCGTTGTGCAGGGCTTGAATCTCGCCGTAATAGTAGGTGCCGTCGTTGTAGACGCCCATCTTCATGCCATAGGCGGGGTTGTTCGTTTGTTCGCAAAGCTGAATCTGGTTGATCTGATCCGCGCCCGCCACATTCGGAGTGCAAATATTGAGCGGCGCGATGGCGCCCCCGGCTATGCCGATGGAGACTTTGTTCATCGCGAAAAAATCGCAGTTTACGACTCCAACAATGCTTCCGAAGAACGTGAGCGCACGGTGTGATCCCTGATCCCCGGATGCGCTTTGAAGGATTGAGCCGAACTGTCCTGTGCTGCCGCCAAAAGCCGCTGAGTCGCCGCGCAAATTTAGAAGCTGATCGGGACCGCATCCAACAGTGGTGGCAGCGCCGAGGAGACTGCTTGTTCGGATTCCGACGCTGCCGCTTGCGTTCACTGTAATAACGTCTGCGGCGATGTCCGAAACAAACAGCCTAAAGTCGCTCGATCCATTCGGGATGTACCAGGAGCGATAAACAGAGCCGTTGTTCCACTGGATGTACAGGTCATCGTTCGGCTTTTTCAAAACGATGTGGCCTGTGTCTAGAAGCGCGAAGCCCGCCGCGTCTATGTCCGATGTCCAAGGCGTCTGCGATCCGCCGCCCGTTGCGGGCGTCGCCCATTTGACGCCAAGCGACTGAGCCGCGTCCGCCGTGAGCACCTGTCCATCCGAGCCCACGCCGATGCGCGTCGTGCCGCCCGCTCCGTGAACGATCAGATCGCCCTTGGTGGTGGTCGGGTCCGTCATCCCACTCGTTCCGCCCGATGCGGCAATGGTGATGCTGTTGCCCGATGGCGTGAGCGTGATATTCGCGCCCGCCGCGAGAACCACAGCACCCACGAGAGAGTTGAGCGAGTTGACGATGGTGGGCGCTCCGGTGAGCTTGCCATAAGCGAGCGAAGTGAGCCACGGCGGGTTTGCATAGGTCTGCGTGACATCCACAGCGTTTGTGACTTGCGCGGCCGTGTAGTCGCCGCCCATTGCGACAACCGCGCCCGAGCGTCCGAATACGGTCGAGACAGGTGGAGCGGGAGCGCCTGTGATTTTCGCCCACGGGATAGATGCAATCCAAGCTGGATTGGGATAGCTCTGCGTTTTGTCAACCGCGTTCGTGACCTGAGCAGCGGTGTAATCTCCCGCCTGGGCGCTGACGTCGCCGGAACGTCCGAACACGCTCGACACGATGCCGCTGCCGGTGGTGTCGAGAAGCACGTTGTAAAGGCGATGGCCCCCGCCGTTGACATCGCCGCCCCAATAGCGAATATCGTTCGCAAGGTTGTTCAAATCATCCGAGTGCAGCATCTCGGATGGCTGAAAGTCGTTACGCGAGAGCCATGCCATCTTGGTTTACTGTGCGATTGCCCCGTTTACTTTGGCTTCGGGTTCCTGAAGCACTCCCCCTTCCGGCGCGGGCTGCTCATCGGGAACGGTGCAATGGATCGCGCCGTTTGAAGCCCGCACGTTTTCACATCGCTCGATCCCGCGCCCCAGAACTGCGGAGCGCAAAAAGCTGTTTTGCTTTTCTTGAACGGATTCGAGCGCTTTTCGCGCTGCTTCCATGTCGAGAGTGAGAGCGCCGAATGCCGCGAGTGCGTTGGTGCGCTCCTGAGCGATGCTCTGAAGCATCTGCTGTTCGTGCTGTTGAAGTGGAAAAGATTTTTCCATCGTTCGCTCCTTTATTGGCAGTAGGTGATAATCCCACCGCGAATTAAAACTGTCTTGCCATCGGCGGTCGTGAACTGTGCGCTTGCGACTCCGGGCGAGCCGCCGTGAATGTTGAAATTTGTCGCCGCTACTCCACCGTTGCAGTCGACGCCCGAACCGATGAACGCGCCCGCGTTGTTGACCACCGCGCCCGAGAAACCGCTCACGGAAAGCGTCGTGCCTTTTACATCTCCGGTGGCCGCGACTTGCGAGCCCTGAAACACGCCCCCGGACGTGATGATGATGGACGAACTGAACGTGAGAGAGCCGCCCCGGATGTCGCCAGAGCCAACGTTCAGGCTCCCCCCATTGATGGGGCCGTTCTTGACATCCAGGCTTCCGCCACCGATCCCATAGCTCCCGACGTTTATGCCCGCGCCCACAAATGCGCCCGCATTGTTGACCACCACCGGGCCGCTCGCGAAACCACTAACGGAAAGCGTGCTGCCCTTCACATCGCCGGGAACGGCAACCTGAGCACCCTGAAAGACGCCGCCCGAACTGATGATGTTCGAGTTACTGAACCAGAGAGAGCCGCCGTAAATGGCTCCCGAGCCCACATTCAGGCTCCCGCCTGTGATCGGCCCAGAACCAGCCGAAAGGCTTCCGCCACCGATCCCATAAGATCCGACGTTCACGCCGGCGCCCACGAAAGCGCCGTCCTTGTTGACCACCGGAGCGAAAGATGTCACGGACAGGGTGTAGCCCTTCACATCGCCGGGCGATGCCACTTGGGAGCCTTGAAATACGCCCGCCGAATCGATGATGACGGTAGAGCTAAACGTGAGAGTGCCGCCGCGAATATCGCCCGCCCCCACATTGAGACTTCCACCCTGAATCGGCCCGCTGCCGACGTTGAGACTGCCGCCGCCGATTCCATTAGCGCCGACCTGTACGCCCGCGCCCCCGAAAGCGCCGCCCCCATAGCTACCCGCCGACATCGCGCCGCTCGCGGTAATGGTATTCGCGGAAATCGATCCGACGCCGCTCAAATTGTGGCCCGCGCCCGAGATGTCCTGAGCCCACGGAGTTTGCGGCTGGCCGCCCGAGCCGCTTGCGGTCGATGCGATGGTGATGGTGTTGCCAGACGGGGAGAGCGTGATGTTCGTTCCCGCCGCAAGGATGACGGCGCCCGTAAGTCCGTTGAAGCTGGACACTCCAGCGGAAGCGGTGATCGGCTGGCCCGTCCAATGTCCCGTCGAGTCGATCACTTGCCCAAAGCCTGTAAGCGTGAGCCCGCCCCGCTGCGTCACATCGCCGATGGAAGAGACGTTGAAGTTGGTCACGCCGTTTTTGTCGGTGAGCGAGAATTGAGCGCCCGAATCCGGTTGTTGCCCCGATGCAAGGTAAACGGTGCGGGTCGCTGGAACCGTGGGCGAATACATCGCCAGCTCGCCCCAGAACGATGTCGGGGTATCCGAGCCCTGCTGGTCGCCGTTGTACATCACGAGCGAAACAATGCCGGGATTGTTTATTTGCGGCCCGCGCAGCACCATGCCGCGATTGATGAACAGAGCGCCATACTTCGTAAGGTTGCCGGGATTCGTTGGGTCTACCTGGTTCACCCATTGCTGAATCCCAATTCCGGGGAACTGCCATATGCTCGAAGCTTTATCCCCGATCAAAAGCGTACCCAGCGCGCCGTTCACCCCGGTCCACAGGCTTGAGCCCATCGAGAGCCGATAGGCTTTCGAGTACGGCTGCGTCGCCTGCTGCCCTTGATAGTCAATCGTGAACGAATCCACGTTGCGAACCTGAATAGAGCTTCCAAGCGAAGTCCCGTCCGGTATGATCCGCAGATTCCATTTCGAGATGTCAACTCCGCCCGCCGCGAACTGAGTGAACCATGCGCCCGAAGAAATCGGCCCGTTGCCGCCGCCTGTGCCATCGTTGCCCGAATCCGGCGCTGCGAAGTTGATCTTCGCGCCGATGCGGCCCTTTTCCATGCCAGTGTCATCGCGGATCGAGATGTAGGGGTAAGACGTGCCTTGAGCCGCCGCAATGCCGCCCACTTCGATGACGCCGTTGTTGTCGATCCAAAGCGGCGCATCGAGCGGCTTTGTGCCGCCCACCCAAAGCTGCTTGAACCACGCGCCGAACAGCCCCGGCGTCGTTGTATCCCCTGCGTTCTGCGTCCCGATCCATCCGATGAGCTTGCCGCTCGCGTCGTTGACCGCGACCTGCCCGTTCTGTGAGCCGCCGAACGTGTTGGGTCCGCCGCCGACCACGATATGATTCGCGACCTGCACCACCTGCGCGGAAATGGTTTGCGCTTGGAGCCCGCCCGCAGTGTCGACCCACGCGAACTGCGTTGGATCGAACCAGCCGCTTCGCGCGGGGATAATCGCTCCCTGCGTTGGAGTGTAGCTGTAGGGAATATTCGGCGTTGTCCCCGGAGCAATCGAATTGCGGTTCCCCTGCGGATCGCGGCTGACCAGATAGAACTTGAGCGGAATCGCCACGCCCGGAGCGCCGGGGAGCGTCATCCACGGAGTTGTGAAAGACGTGGGGGCCGCGCCGCCCGATGAAAGCGGCACATCCCAATAGACCGCCGATGTAAGGTCATCGTTCGTGACCATCCCAATCGTGAGCCCGCCGTAGCTCTTGAAGTTCGGATCGGTTGGCAGAACGGTGGTGAGCCCGCTGATCTGGTATTGAACCACGCGCACTCCATCGGCTTGCGTCTTTTCGACGGCCACCACGGAGCCCGCCGTTGGGTTCGGCACGAGCGGAGCCCACTCGCCGCCCGCCACGCCCGAGCCTTTCGGCCCGATAGTGAACGTCACCGTGGGCGAATGAGCGACCGCTGCGGGATTGTCGGCGAGCTGGCCCGTGGCAACGTCCACCGAGATAGCGGCGACCGTCCACGTTTCAGCGACCGATGGAATCTTGCTGATGTAAACCGTTCCCCCGTTATCGCGCTTGTTGAATTGAACGGCGTTGCCGGGAAGCGGTTGCGGGAAGGGGGTTTGATGCCCGGCCACGCCCCCAGCCACGTTCACGAGATACAGCCAGATGCCGCCATAGTTGTCGGTGGTCGCGGGCAGGTTCCACGCGAAAGGCACCTTGGCATCGTAGGAGCCGTCAATGTTTTGGTCGATGGTGATGCCCGGAGGCGTCACAATCACGAGCCCGGTCACGTCAGGCGCTTGCGCTCCAGCCGCGTCGATAGTGACATCCACGTACGGCGTCACCCCGTCGACAATCGAGTTCTGCTTAAACGAATCGTCCGCGCTTACAAACCAGACGCGCGTGACAAGCGGCTCAGTGATGGAGCGGTCGAGCGAGGTCCACTTGGCGCTTGCGGAGTTGATATAGCGTTGCGGCCCCGCGTCTATGCGCGATCCGTCCGAAAGGTCGTACCAGATTTCGACGCCCCCGAAATGCCCGATGCCTGGCGGCCGGTGCGCTTCTTCTTCCGCAGTCGGTGGAGCGTACTGAAACGTGAGCGAATATTTGGGCGGATTCTGGCTGTACTTCTGGTTCACCATGACGCTGGGATTGGTGATGAGCCATGCGCTTTCCATGCCGCTCACGTACGTATCCGCGCCCGCGGGAATCAGCGCCACGCACGACGGGCTTGGGTTCGCGTCGGTCGCCCGATGAAGGACCGGCGTCGTGTGCGGCCCGAAGGCGACGAGATAGATCCGCACGTTGCGGGCTTCGGTCGAAACCGGAATCCAAACCGGAGTCGGAGATGCTTGCGCGTCGTTGTCGCGCAGGTACGCCCAGACGCCGCTCACCTGGTTTGTGCCGTCGAGCGTTGCCGTGCCGTCCATCGGTGAGCCGGTTGAGGAGCTCGCGTCCGGGTCTTCGACGTACACGGCCGCGCCCGCATAGTTCGCCGCGGTCGCTCCGGGCACGGTGTAGGGAATGTCCACTTCGGCCAGGTCGTTATTGCGGAGCGTAACGGTCACGTTGGCCGTGTCAATGATCAGCGCGGGAACCGGAGGGATGTTCGTGCCGCCGCCCGAGCCAGGCGTCGCGCTGCCGATTTCGTAAATCCAGCTTCCCGCGGGAGTGCTCATGCCGATGTCACCTTGAGGCAGGTGCCTTGCGTATCGAGAATCACCGACGTCGAGCCGTCCCATAGCGCCTCGCCCGGGTAGGCCTCGACCGTCACCGTAAAGGCGCCGTCGTTCCAGATCACGAGCGTGCGCCCCTGGTAGACGTACAACGGCGGCAACTGGAACGTAATGTCATTTGCGCTCGTGTCGACGCGAATCGTGTGATCGGTTTCAAACGCTTGCCAGGTGTTGCCGTCCGGGTCGAGCGGCGCCGGTCCGACGATCCGCACCGTGGGCGGCTGCCCGAAAATGTAAATCTCTCGAAAGACCGCAACGGTTTCCCAGGTCTGGTGGCCCTCGGAGTCGACGAGGAAGCCGGCCACGAGCGCCACGACGTCGCGAAGGTTGTCTATCCGCATCCGGATTTGAACCAGGTCGCCGCCGCCCGAATTGTTCACGTTCGCGCTTGTCTCGTCGCCCCTGCTCGAATCGTTCGTGTAAGCCCAGGTCGCATCTTCGATGATCATGATGGAGGTCGCATCGGGCTTTATGTCCCAGGGCGGATCCACGGTGACGGCCGTGTTGGTGTTGTCGCTGATATAGCGGTACTGGCCCGCGCCGGTCCCTCTGAGAATCCGCTGGATGCGGTTGGCTTCCTGGCCCGGTGTGAGCCCGTTGGTCCCTGGGAACTGGTTGCGCGTGACGTCATTATTCCAGAGCGAATCGGTCACGGTGCGATTGTCTGCGGACACCGAGCGCGCCACGCTGCGCACGATTAAAACGTCGCCCTCGCCTATCGGGTCGGTAGGAGTCGGGCTGATCGTAAACGTCCCGGTCGCCGGATCGAACGCGGTAGCCTGAAAATTCCAGAGCGGCGCGCTGCCATCCGAGAAATCAGCGATGCAGGTGAGGTAGCAGCCCACCCAGTTTTCGGCGGAGCCAATGAAATCGTTGGATTGGATTTGGTTTGCCGCGGGCGTTCCGGTCACGAGCACGCCCACTACTCCCGAGTGCCAAACGTGCTTCGCCTGAGTCCGAACAAAGGCCGCCGCACCATTCGGCATCATCAGCGTCATAGGGTGAAGCGGGCCGGTCAAGTCGAAATTGGTTGTCGCCGCCGGGAGCTCCTGTTGCCATCCGATGAGCCTCCTATCCGTGCCCGCCCACAGGTCGTAAACCGTTCCATATCCCCCCGGAGGCGCGTTGAGCGAAATCGAGAGCTTTTGGTTCGAGAGCGCCGGGTCGATCCACACCGCCCACAGGTTCGAGGGAAAGCTGAATTTGCCGCTCGTCTGGTCGCGCCTGGTGACGGCCGCATAGATCACCTGGCCGCCCTTGAGCGTGCCGCCCGAGCCCAACACCGCGCCCGCAATGCGCGCCTGATCGGTCGAGCCGTAGGTGTTTACCGGGCGCTCCCCTTCGACGAATACTGCGGGAACCCACTGGCCGGTGCGGTCGATGGTGTAATCCTGCCACAGCGCGAAGGTGCGCTCGAGCGGATCCGGATAAAGAGGGTCGTTCGCCGCGGGCGCCACGTTATTCGGCATCCACGCAAGCCCCGCGATGGACGGCAGGATTTCCGGAGGCACAGGGTCAGCCGGCACGTCGGCGGGCTTCGGGCCCTGGTCGTAGGCGTACATCTCGTCCGTTGTGGGCGAGGCTTGAATGTCAATCGAAAAATCCGGGTTGAGCGCCCAGCTCGTAACGCGGCCCTCGGCCGAGCCGCCCGGCAGAGCCGCATGGGTCATCGAAATGATGTCGCCCACCATGGTCTTGAGCGCGAGAACGGTAGTCCGGAAACTGAGAGCGCGCGCGTTCATCTGCTGCGTGGGCCCGAGGCCACCCACTTCTTCGCGAAGGCGTGTGATGGCGATGCGCGAGGCCTGGCTCTTGTTCGAGCAACCGACGAGGCTCATGGTCATCGGCGTATAGGTCGGAGATTCCGGAGTGCCCAGGAAGCCCGCGGCGTCGATGTCATAGAGCGTGACGTTATTGAGCTCGTAGCCGAATTCCTCGTCGCCGAATTGAATCGTGAGCCAATTGAACTGCGGTTGAATCGGCGTCGCCTGAAGCGATTGGTAGAGGATCGTCGCGCGCGTGAAAGCGTTGCCCGCAAGCACGCTTGAATTCTCGCGAATGCCGATCCACAGTTTGCCGTTTACGAACGTGTAGAAGCCGAGCCCGCAGTTGAGGATTTCCTGGAGCCAGTCTTTTACCGGCTTGCGCTCTTTGAGAATGCCCCGAAAGGGGAACTGCTTTTCCTGGCCGGTCCCTACCAGCTTGTCTACCTGGAGATCGCAGATGGCGGCCGCGGCGATGGCCTGGTTCACGTCGAAGAACGCTTCCATTTCGGCCGGAGTCACGCTTTGGGCCCGGGATTGGTCGGTGCGGAGGCCCAGCGCGCGCAGGTAGACGTTTATTGCGACCCACACCACGTTACCTATGCCGTCTTGCCACACGCGCGCGCCTGGAGCCGTCCAGACCCATCCGCCTATGCCTTCGGTGATCCAGACCTTCATGGCGCGGTCCGACACCGGCGCAAGCTGCAATCCGAGGGCATCCCTCCGGCGAATCTCCGCAAAAGCCATTCCCGCGGCGTAGGTCGAATCGGCGGGCGGGCTCCCCCAATTCGGGCCCTGGTCAATCTGGAAGAAATCGCTGGTCGCTGCCGGGTCCGTTCCGAGGATTCCGCGCCAGCCGCCGCCATTGTAAGGGTCGTGAGGCGGCATGCCGTCGAGCGACTGTACCGAAAGGTTCGGATAGTAGGCGCCAATCGGCCCCTCGCTCACGATTCCCAGGGCGGAATAGTATTGATCTTCGTCGCGCCCGGCGGCCACGTCGCAATTGACAATCAGCGCCTTATCGGTCCACACCTCCTGGAGCGGACGTTGATACACCGAATCGTTTCCAACGGTCACGCTGGTCATCGAGGAGCGGCCCCATCCGAGAACGCCGGTCGAGGAGTCCTTGATGCGCACCGCAGCGGGCTCGACCACCATGCCGCCGAATGAGGTCTGAACGCCACGAGCCACGCACGAATCCCAATCCTTGGGGCAATCCGGAAGGCTGGAGGTCGACGGGCAGAAGCGGCCTTTGTAAACCTTCCAGCAGGTCCGCGTAATGATGCGCGAGGGATAGCCGAGGCCTAATTGGAAAGCGCCATCGGAGGCCGCGAGCTCGAACGTGCCGGTTGGGTTAATCAGAAATGGCAGAGCATAGCCCGCCCACAGGTTGCAAAAGTATCCGGATTCAACGTGATAGAGCCCGAAGGCGACGAAAGCGCGGTTCAGGTTCACGGTGTTCGCAAGCGTGGTCCATACGCCATCGGCGTTCCCAAACGTGAATTTCGCCGAGTCTGAAGCGCCGCCCAGCGATTGCTTGATTCCGTCCCAGGTCACGAGCCGCGGGAGGTAGAGAGTCCCGTCGATGATGACGCGCTGATTCGAGACAAACACAGGCGCATTGTTTCCGCGGTCCTGAATCGCCACCAGGGGAATCATGTGCTGCGTTTCCTGCTGGAGCGCCGCCGAAAACGCCGCATCTGGAAAGCGCGTTACCTGAGCGACCGAGGTATAGCTCGCGGACGTCGTGGGCACTTCGAGGAGAGTCAGACCCGGGTCGCCGGCAAGCAGCCCCTGGAGCATGGAAAAACTGACGTTCGGGTTTTCGTACCGGACGTTATACGTTTCAACTCCCGCGGGCCCGTGGTAGTAAAACGGAAACGTCGCATAGGTGCCCTGAGCCTGGTTCCAGTGCGCCTCGAGCGCATCGAATTCCTGGCAGCTGAGATGGTCGCGCCGGATGCGAAACCGGCGCGCGCCTGAGCCCAGGACGAACCGCTGTTCGGTCTTGAGGCCTGGTTCGTCGAATTGGTGTACCGCAATCGGCGGCGCATAGTCGAAGCCCGAGCCCCAATCCGGCCCGCGCGTAGGCGAGGTGAGCGGAAACGCTCCGATCACCGGCGGGACTGGAATTGGTACGGGCCCGAGGTTATCCGCCACGCGACTACACCACCTCCCGCAACGAGAGTTGAGCCACGGAGCGCCCGATGCCGGTCGTTTCGCTCCAAGCTCCGTCAAACACTACGGTGTAGCGCCCGTCAGTGGCCGCCCCGGTCGGATCCGGAGTGAAAGGCGGAATCGTTTCCCTGGGCACATAGAAGTAAAACGGAATCCCAATGTGCGCGTTATAAAACGCTCTGAGCGACGACCATTCGCTCGTGGTCATGCGCTTGGTCATCTGGAACGAATTGCGCGCGTTGGCGGTCAGCGCCGCGCGGTCGCTCGAGCCGTCCTGGTAGTTGTTCACGAAAGCCTCATAGCGAAGCTGTTTCGTAAATGCGCTCATCAGTCCGATGGGCAGAACGTCTGTTGGCGTTGGCCGGATGATGTTTGAAGGCATATTAGGCGAACAGCGTTAAGGGCTCCAGGAGAGATGCTTTCTGATCATTCCGCCCCGCGCCCGCGGCGACGCCCGCAGCGTTGGCGGCCGCCACGGTGGACGGGTTCGAGTTGAGCACGTTGACCACCTGGCCCGCGAACAGATCGGAGGCCTGTTGCGGATCGAGCTGGACGTACAGCGCGCTTTGATTCCACTGGTAGCTGGTGAGCCCCGTGTAAGGACTCATGACCTGTTGGCCGTTCGAATACACCGGCTGAATGGCGACGCCTCCCGCGCCGCTCTGGGCCGCCGTCACGCCGTACATGGGCCGCGGCAGTCCCGCGGCGCTCATGCCTTGCGTGGCCGCGTAGAGCCGCACGAGTTCCTGAACCTCCGGCGAAGCGACGGCCATCGAAATCGAGCCGCCGTATTTCGACTTGGCGATGGCGACCACCTGGTTGAGCACCTGTTTGTTTGGAATGTCCACCCCATAGGCCTGTTTGATCAGCGCGCGCGCGTGGTCGGTGTCCCGCTGTCCAAAGATCGCCATGAGTCCCACGGTCGCGCCAATAGCGCCCGCGGCGATGAGGCCGAATGGTCCGGCTGCAGCGAGCGCGGGGAACATCGCCATGAGCCCGCCAAAGGCGAGCATTCCGGACGCCGCGCCCACGAACGGCGAGGCGATCTTTCCGCCCAGGCCCAGGGCGCCGCGGCCAAGCTTCCACGCTCCGAATAGTCCAGCGAGGCCCGCGGCCGTCGCCGCTCCCCCAAGGCCGGTAAACAGCTTTGAGGGGTTGAGGCCGAGCCCGAACATCTTCAGCAGGTTTATTCCGGTTTGCGTCTGGCCGATTCCTGGAATGCGCGAAGCACCGGGAATCTGGGAAAGGTTGGTCATGCCCCCCGTTTCGACCGGCGAGCCGTAACCGCCTCCAGAAGCGCCGCCGCCGTAAGTCTGGACGCTGGAGCTTCCCACCTGTTGGCTCACGGTCGAGCCGTCTACGCCTTCGAATTTGATGGTTTCCGTGGTCTGGACCCTTACATTCGTGTCGCTTGCTGCCCGGGCCATTGCAATGCCGTAGCCCGTCGCGCCCGCGGCCTTCAGAACATCTCCTGCCGAGGTATGCTCTGCGTTCGGGTTCATTGGGCTTACGCCTACGTTGTAGACCGGCATTGCCAATTGGCCGCCCACGCTCACCATCGGCAAATGGCCCAGGTGCCCCGGCTGGTTAATCGCGGCGCTGTTCGGGTCGAGGAGTTTTCCCATTCCGAAAATGGGCTCTGATCCTAAAAGCCCGCGACGTCCGCCGCCGAAACCTACGTGGCCCTGGCCGAACATCTCGGTAAGCGCCGCGGCCGCGTGCGAGGTCACAATTTCCTTGATCGCTCCGAGGGCCGCGGTTTTGATCATATTCCCGATGGCCGCCGCGAAAGAGGTTGTCTTGTGGGTCAGCGCATCGAAGATGCCGCCCATGGCGCTTTTGAGCGAATCGTAGGTTTTTCTCTGCCCTTCGATGACTGCTTGGTTGTATTGCTTGATCTGGTCGTATTTGGCTTTTTGAATCTCGTCATTCGCCTGAATGTCGTTCGCCGCTTCCTTTTCGCGGAACTGCTCGTCGAGCGAGGCGACGTTATCCAGGTAGGCCTGGTGCATCTCAAACTTTTTATCGGCCGTCACCTGGGCTGATTCCTGGATCGCTTTATCAATCGTTTCCGCCGCCGCAATGTTCTTTCTCAGGTCGTCGGCCAGCTGCTGGTTTTTATAATCGGCGACGTCTTGAGCGGCCTGAATTTCTATGTCCGCGGCTTCTTGCGCCGCCCGGATCTTCTGGGCCTCGGTCTGCGGCACCGTCGCCTCGCGCGCGGCTTTTGCCATGGTTGCGCGGCTCTGAATGACCGTCTCCATGTTCGAGCGGCGTTGCTGAAGCGCGTCTTCCCAGGCGCGCGTGGTTTCCTGAATCAGCGACTTTTCGATGTCCTGCTGGTGTTTCGCAATAGCCTCTGCGGCTTCCATGTCCGCTTTAACGCGGTCGTCGCGGTATTTCTTTTGAATGTTGGCGAGGTCGTACATCGCTTCGCCGTCGCGATTCGCCCGGACGAACGACGCGATCATTTCGTCGTGCTCTTGTTCGTCCGCCAGGTCCTTGCGCATCTTGGCCTGCTTTCGAGCGGATTCGACTTCGTTCTGAAAACTGAGAATGACCACCCGCGCGCGCTGCTCGGCGGTCGCTTGCACCATCGTGTCACCGATGGCGATTTGAAGCTTGGCTTCTTTCGAGTAGTTGTTGATGCGGTCCTGAGCGGCCTGGTTGTCGAGCTTGCGGCCCTCTTCGTAGGCCTTCATTTGAGCGTCCTGGACGATCTTCTGAACGCGAAGCGCCTCGGCTTCCTGAACCTTTGCCCAATTCGCGGAGCCCGGCCCTTCGCCGCCTTTGGTGAGCTCCCGGTACAGCCCTTGCATTTCGTACCGGACCGCGGCGACGCCTCCGAGTTGCTGCGCGCGCGCCCGGTCGAGCGCCTGTTGCGAGATTTCCGCCAGGTGATCCGCGAGCGCCTGGTTATCCTTGATGAGCTTTTCCTGATTGCCCTTGAGCTTCTGTTGAATCTGGTCGAAAAGCATGTCGGTCTGGGCGAGGACCGAATCAATGTCCATCTTTTCGACTTCCTCAAAGCCCTGCGTGGCGAACGGCCCGACGATGCGCCGCGCTCGAGCGCGCATAACTTCGTTCGCGGTTCGGATTTGATCCTCTACGACGCGGTAGTTTTCAGCCTGTTGCCGTTGCCAGACTCCGGATGTGGCGGCCGTGGTGAAAGGCCGGGTGAGCGCCCCGGCGCCCGGAATCGGGCCCTTGTCCATCATTGCCTGAATGCCGCTCATCATTCCGTACTTTTGTTCGAGATCGGTGAGCTGCTTTACGATGATGTCGCTCAATTTCCAGGTCGCGAAAAACGTTCCGATCACGCCCACGGCTTGCCCGATGACCGTGAGCGTCGGCAACATCGCGGTGAGGCGCGTGCCGAGCGCCGTGAGCGGCCCCTCGGCCTTGCCGAACATGATGGGCAGGTCCTGGGCAAGGCCGCTGACCGCCTTGCCCCACTGAATCGTGTTCTTGACGAGCCCGACGATGTTGATGGCGTTCCACGCGAATTGAACAGCGCGGATTCCCGCAGCAACCGCTAAAAGCGCCGCGGCGAGTTCCACGAGCGTCGCGACCCACTTGATCGTCGCCGGATCCGCCTGGTTCATGCCGTCGACAATGGAGCGAAGATTCTTTGCCAGGTCGACCACCTGCGGCCCGACCACTTTCATGATGGTGTTGCCCAGCCGGATCAGAGAATCTTCGAGCTTCTGCATCTGGACCGTGGGGAGGTCCATCATCTTCGCGCCGATAGAGCCGAATTCCTTCTGCATGGATTCGAGAATCGCGTCGGCTGCCGCTTTGCCGCTGATCATGCCTTTTTCGACGAGCTTGCGGATTTCCGCGTCGTCCAGGATCTTGCCGGTTTCCTTCTGAATGGCTTCACGGAGCGCGGGCATAACTTTGACGCCCTGTTCCGCCAATTGCCGAAAGAGTTCCTGCCCTTGAGCGATGCCCTTGGTGTACATCTGGCCCACGGCGAGAATGATCGAGTTGATTTTCTCTTTGGTGCCTCCGAGCGCCGCGCTTGCATTCGAAATCGTCTCGATCACGCGCGGGATCTGGGCCGCCTCGAAGCCAAAGGCCTTGAGGCGCTGCGCCCCTTCCGCAAGGTCCTGAAAGGCGAACGGACTACGGCTCGCGACATCCCGTAAGTTGAGCATGATGTCGTGAGCCTTTTCCGCGCTCCCCAACATGCCCTCGAAAGCGATGGTCGTTTTGTTGATGTCGTCTGAGGCCTTCGCCATCTCCATGCCCACGCGCGCGATGCCGATGCCGGCAAGAGCCTGGGCCAGCGCCGCGACGTCGGACGTCGTTTGCTCGACCTGCACCGACATTTTCTGAAGCCCTTGAGTCGCGCCGCGCGAGGCCTTCTGGGTCGAATCGTCGATGCTCTGAATGTTTTTGTTGAGCGTGTCTATCGCTTTGTTCGCATCTTGCGATTGAAAATCGACCTGAATGTAAATGCGATTAGCGGCCATAGTGCCCCCGTTGCTGGATCTTTTGGCGCTCCTTGTCCATCAGTTCCTTTTCGTATTTGGCGCGCTCATCGACGAGGGCCCTCAGCATCAGGAAATCCAAATAGGTAATGTCACCGAGCGTCACCTGGAGGCCGCATCTCATCGCTACGTCCGCGTCGATGGCGGATTGAATCAGAGCCCCTCGCGCGCTCCCCATAAACGATTGCAACTTCTCGAGCGGACATTCGCCACACGGGAGGAGCGTTGGCTCGTCCTCGGGCTCCGGTGTTAGAGCCTCCGGGCAATTTTCGCTCCCTGGGCAAAGCTGGTCGCGGCGAAACAGCCGGTTTAGAACGAATCTCGGTGACGGGCGCTCCGGCCAAGCCCCGTTCGTTAGATAGGGCTTTCATCCGGCCCCGCTGTCATCTCGCGCTCCATGGCCTCGGCGAGTTCGCGCATGGCGGTTTCCTTGTGGATCGCCGGAATCGGGCCGGTGTAATCGCTCGAATGCCCGTTGCACTCCTCATAGAGCTTGAGCCACGGGCCCATGAACGTTTTCGAAGCGTACAGGTTGTGGGGCAGGTTCACCACTTTCGAGGCGAGCTTCTTGGTCTTGAAAATGGCTTCGGCGCTCGGAATGGTGATGGTGTGCTTTACCTCCTGGCCGCCCATGACGCGGAGGGTGATCACGGCTTCGGCGGGCCCGAGCTCTGCGCCCGCGCCGCGGCACTCCGCTATCGTCTCCATGAACATCGTGGCTTCGCCGGCGGTCAAGTTGGCGGAGCCGTTGAGCCGGATCGCGTTATAGAGCTTCAAGTCGGAGTCGCCCTCTACAACGTCAATCTCGGTAGCGCCCTGCCCGAGCTGCCGCTGGTTGGTGCGGCGGCCCCTGCCGCGCTCAATCCATTCTTCTTCTGTAGGCCATCGCACAACCAGTTCCTGCAAGCCCTCGCGGGTCCGCACCCTGGCAGCGACTTCGCCGGTAGTGTCAAACATAGTGGTATCCCCTTTGTGGTCAAAAGTGGCTCGTTAGAGCCCAAAAATCCCGTCTTGCGTCGTTACCGCGGTTAGCTGCACCATCGGCGTCGCCGTGGTGGGCTTCATGATCTTCGCGCTGCAATTGACCGTCACGAGGCCATCGGCGTCGCCGGTCGTATAGGCGCTGATGACGGTGCGATTGAGCAAAATATCAATCTCGTGAGTGGCTGGCCCCAAGCCAATCGTTGCGCCCGGGACAACGATGTGAACCGATCCCTCGGTCTGGTTGGTCAGGTTGTTCAATTCGACCGAACCCTTTTGCGCGCGCGCGACGAAGTTGAGCGTAAACTCGCGCTTGTTGTACTCCATGCGGCCGCGGACGGCAAAGCCGTTCTGGGAGCCCGAGCCCGGGTAATAACCCGAATCGGTGCGGATATTGTTCGTATATCGAAATTCGAGCGAGATAAAGTTGCCGCCCAACAGGTAGTCAATGCCGTTGATGGTGAGCGTGGTCGCCGCGGTCGCGTTCAACAGGTGCTCCGGCGTGAGCGCGGGAAGAACGATGCCCGAGGGAACCGTCATGCGGCCGGTGCCCAGGCAATTCACCACCATCCTGCAATTGTTGCGGCCAGGTCCGGATTCAAGCGTGAGCGTGAAATCGTTCACGCACATGCCAATAAAGTCGTGGTCAACAACGTAATTGGCGCCGGGCCGGATCTGCTCTATGTAGGTAAAAGCCGGAACGTTGATGCAGTCCACAGCCGGGTCGGACACTTCCGCCACGTAGGTCAAAGCGCCTGGAGCGGTGCCCGATTTGGTTCCATTGCCGAGTCCGAACAGGAAAGCCCAGGCCGCGAATTCCGAGCTCGTGTACTTCTCAATCGGCACAGCGGTCGAGGCCGTGGTCGGGTAGTTGATGGTTGGAAACTCATCGCCTTTCCCGATGTCATCCGCGTTATCTTCGGTGGTCAGGTCGATCACGCCCATCGCCGAGTTGTTTTTGGTCATGCTCCAGATGTCGGCGAGCACGTTCGCAGTTGCTACGTCGGCTTGCGGCACGTAGCCGAATCCGATTTGCGTCTCGCGAGTGTTGGCCGGGCAGCTTGCGCCAGCGCGTGGCGCACCAGCCCGATTTCCGCGCGAGCCCCTAGCGGGGAGTACGGGCGGCATTTTAGGATCAGCGATAGGTTGAGTTGGGGTCATTTTTAAGCATCTCCGCTTTCTGAAAGTTCGGCGTGAATTGCGTAATAGTCAATTTCGGCATCGTCCTCGAGCCGTTCAATCTGTGTAATGCTCACCGGCAGAATTCCGCCCATGAGTCCGCAGGTGCGCCAGCGTTGGCCGTCGCCCGGGTCCGGAACGCCGTCGACCAGCGCGTTGATCAGCGTGTAGGCGCTCGCGCCCTCTCTGGCCCGCACAAAGTAGGAAAACTTGTGGATCCACTTGCCGGTTTGGTTGGGCGTTTCGCCGTTCAGCGTTTCGATGTAAGCGACGAGCACCGAGCCATCTTCCATTTCGAACTGGCCGCGGCGGAACTGGTTCATGTCGGCATTGTGGTCGATCCAGCCGATGATCTTCGACGGGTCCTGGCCGGTGAGCTCCGCTACGACTTCCGGAATGCTCTGGAACGTCGTCACGTGGTCGTTGGTGAGCTCGGTAATGTCGATCATTTCGTCAATGGAACCCAAGCCGTCTTGAGCTTTTCGCCGTAGACCTTTTGGGTCGCGTTGAAAATCGCCATCTGATCACTGCCAGCGAAGCCGATCATCTGTTCATAGCCCTGAGCGCGGTCGGCTTTCTTGCGCGCCAGGCGCGTCGTATTCTCCGCTCGAATGGTCCCATTGTTGGCTTTGCGGAGTTGGAAATTGGCGATGGTTTCGCCGGTCATTTTCATATCGCGCTTGGGCTTGGTGTTGCCCGTATAGGCGCGCTTTTCAAACAGGTATTTGACCGATAGCGGCCTGGCCGGATTGCCCTCGGCGTTGATGGCCTGGGCCCACCGCTCCTTTTGTTTCGTGACCATGTAATTACCGATGCGAGTGAGCCAGGATTGATCGAGGTCGGCGGGCCGCACGCGGCCGGTCCGCTTGACTTTGATCGTGAGCGCGAGCTTGGCTTGAACCCGCGCCTTGAGTCCTACGGTTCCCATGGCGTTCGGCGCCGCCGTCCTCCCCCCTCTTCGAGAGCTCCGCTTTTCTTCATGGTCAAAGCGGAAAAGCCCAGGGCGTCGGCGGACACAGACACCACCGTGTACACGTCCGAGCCGTTCGTTACCTGATCGCTCTTTTGCGGGCCGCCGCCGGGGAGGTCGGAATTGCGAACCACAAGGATCGAATACCGGCCCGGCGAAACCGCTTCATCGGCAAAGCCCTCCTTCCAAACTCCCTGGAGCTCCAGCGGCGTGTTGAGGTCGGACACCTGCCGGTACTGGACCGTGCGTCCGAACATGGCGAGTTGCTGTTCCCACAGCGTGGGCGCGAACAGCGCTGAGAATTGCGAACCTACGTTAGCTCCCATGTCTTTCTTCCAGCCCCGCGCCCTTCTCAAGAAACCGGGGACGCTGGCTCTAAAGCCGAGCGCGGGGTGTCCGCCCTCCCGCCGAGGAGAACGGATCTGTTTAGGGCAGCACCTTCACGGCGGTCGACGCGCCGATCCGGTAGGGAACCAGAATCGGAGCCGACTGCATCATGACGAAGCGCACGCTCGGATCGGGCTCGATCCAGCTTTTGACGAAGTACGGCATGGCCTGGAGCCCCACCTCTTCGTCGCGGATCGCGCCATAGGCCTGATAGCCTTCAATCGCTACAGAGCACAGAATCGCTGTGCCGGGGGGCAGAGTGGGCTTCTCGACGCCGTCGCTCGGGTCCACGTACCAGCCCGAGTAGACGTAAATGTTGAAGCCCGAAATCATGCCCATGTAAATGCCGCCTTCGAGAACCGGCGCGTCCCCCGAGAGCGCGGGGAGCGCGGTCATGGTCCGGTAACGGTCGAGTTGGGCTTGGACCTGTTTGTTGTTCGAGAACGCCTTCCAGGTGTCAACGGTCATGATCACGTCCCGCGGCATAGCGCCGGTCGATTGCAAGAGCGTCATGGCCCAGTCTTCGAGGTCCGTCAGGGGCACCGCGGCAGGGTCGTTCCACAGCGGCGCGGGCGGCACTACCGGCGCCCGCCCGAAGTCGAGAATAACGGTCGGGTATTTGTCGCCCGAGATGGTCAGCTTGCCGGTTGCGAGAACTTCCCCGGCCATAACCTCCAGGCGGCGGCGAAGCATGGCAAGCTGATCCTGCATGTCTTGAGCGATCAGCGCGCGCAGGCGGTTGATGGGCGAGAGCGATCCGCCCAGTTGTTCGCCGGGCGACCGCTTTAGGGGCCGGTTCATGTCAAACACGCGCTTGTCTTTGATGTAAGCGGGCTTGAACGAACTGGTTTTGTAGCCCAGGCTGGCGACGATCTGCCCTTCTACGAGCGGCGAAACGAAGGGCGAAATGCGGCGCTTGCCGTCCAGCTGGTCGAAGTGGATTTCTTCCGCCGTGTCGGTCTGCACGTTCGAGAAATAGCGGTCGAGTAGAAACTGGCTTCCCCCGATCAGCGAGGCGACGACGGCGTTGAGTACATCGGTCGAATAAAGGTCCATAGTTGCTCCTTTTTCGTCCGGAGCCGCGCAGCCGTCGGCGCAACATGCGCGCGCTCCAGAACGGTTCTTTTACTTGTTGCCTTTCTCGGGCGGCTTGTTGTGGCCCGCGGGATGCTGCTGGTGTTGGGCGTGCGGATCGTTCTTCGCCGCTTCTTTATGGGGCTCCTGTTGGCCGCTTTGCTGCCCCTGGGCTTTGTCGGCGGCCTTCTGATCGGTTTTCCCTTCGTCGAGGCCGAGCTCGTGTTTCAGATCCGCGGACATCGGTAGGTTGGCGAGCTCGGGGTGTTTCTCGCGCTCTTCGGGCGTGAGATAGGCCCAGGGCGAATCCGTTGCATCAGTGCGCGGTTTGGCGGCTTCCGTCTCCGCCTCCTTCCTCGCAGCGCGGTTTTTGTCAATAATGGCGCGGGCGTTGGCCGCTTCCTTTTCCGTTGCGGCAGTCTTGACCGTGGAGCCGTCTCGCCATTCGACAGATTCGATGAGAATGCCGAAGTCCCGGCACGCTTCGGCGACCTGCAAATGGTTGCTTCCAGCGGGCCAAATGATCGCGTCGGCCTTGAACTTGCCGGAGACGTAGAAGAGGCCCTGAACCGGCTTGGTGTCGGCTCCGGTCGTATCGCAATCCTCGGCGAGAATGCAGATGTTCATCCCTGAGCCCGGCGTGATATCGCCGGTCGTGTTGTTGAACCAGCAGATGGTGCCGCGCTTCACCACTGGCCCATCGGGGGCCGCGACTTCGAGGATGAACTGTCCTTTCCGGCTGACAACATCGTCTCCGTCGCTCAAGAGCGGATCGTAGGCGTAGGAACCCGCGCTGCTGGTGAAGCCCGCGAGTCCGAGGGGATTGTAGGTCGGTCCCATAGTGTTTTCTGGGTTTCCTTTTCTCGCGCGCTTTTAGGCGGCGCGCGTCACCTTCCGGTCTTTGGGTACGAACGCAAGAATGCGCTGCGCCTCTTCCGCCGCGGTCCCTTCGACCTCGGTAGCCGAGACGCCTACCTTCGGATTGGGCACGTGGGCCATGGCCCGTTCGAGCGGATTGGAACTCTGTTCTTTGGGCGCGGCTTTGAGCACCATAATTGCGGAGTCCGCGTCGAGCTCGGGCCGCTCGAAGGCGAGAAATCGCGCGAGGGATTCTCGCCCCTGCGCCTCCGGCGAGTTGAGAATCGTTTGCACGCGCTTGCGCTCCGTCGTGGCGGCTTCCTGGGCGGTCGGGCCCTGGGGCAGCGGCGGCGGCGCGGGGGGCGCGGCAGGTTGTAGCGCTGCAGCCGGCGCGGGGGCGGCGGCGGGGGGTGTCGGGTTGGGCGGCGCGGCGGGCTGAGGCGCGGGCGCAGCCGGTTGCTGAGTTTCGGCCATAGGCTTCTCCTTTTCTGGTGCGGCAAGCGCCGCGGGTGTCCGGACGATAGTAAAAGCGGGGTCACGGTCGAACCCGCTCAAGAACGATTCGAAGGGCGAAACTTGGTCAATCATCCCGGCGTTCAGAGCTTCGCCGGTCGGAACGATAAAGCCTTGCCCGAAGTTTTCCTGGACGGCTTTCGGATCGACGCCGCGGAACCGCGCCACCTTGGAGATGAACAGTTCCGCGGCGGAGTCCACCAAAGCCTGTAATTGCGCGCGGCCTGCGTCGGTGGAAACGCTCAGGCCCTTCTTGGGGCTCTGGCTGGATACGATGGTGTAGCGTTTCACCCCTTGCCGCTCTTGGGCCGCGGTGTTGTCGAGCGCCGTTGCAATGATTCCGATAGAGCCCACCCGGGCGGCTTCTTCGGCCACGATTCCCCGAGTCGCCGACGCCAGCCAATACGCGGCGCTGGCGGCGGTTCCGTCGATATAGGCGTACACGGGCTTTACGTCGTTCGCCTGCCGGATGAAATCCGCCATGGCGTTCATGCCGTCGACTTCCCCGCCCGGCGAATTGATGTTGAGCACGGCGCGCTCAATCTTGGGGTCGCTGATCGCGGTTTGCAGGTCGCGGGCTAAGAGCTCGATCGACGTCGCGCCGCTCAGGGCCGTGAACAGATTCGCATAGCGGAAAATGGGCCCTTCGATTCCGAAAACCGCGGTGCGCCCGCGCGTGGTGACGCGGTTGCCGGTATTTTCGAGCGGTCGGCCGAGTATGGTTTCGAGCGCCTTTATGTCGGTTTCCGAGTGGTACAGCACGCGGTCTACGATGAGCGCCAACATGGGTTCGGTCATCGCCCAGGGCTCGGAAGTAATCGCCTGCAAAAGCCGGAAATAGGGAACCTGATTCGTCATTGCGGGGGGCCTCCACCACCTGGTTGTTGAGCGGGGACGGGCTGTTCGCCGGTCGGGGGCGATTTCTGGTAAGGGCCGGGCTGCGGCAAACCCAGTTGATCAATGCGCGCGGTTTCGAGCGCGCGTTGTTCGAGCACTTCGCGCCAATCCTGCCCCTGTTCGGCGCATTCTTGCTCGAGCGTCGAAATCGAGATTTCCATGCGCAGTTGGGCGGCTTCGGCCTCCTTGACCGGATCAATCCAGCCGCGGCCCATGCCGATCCATTTGGAGCGCGTGTAGTAGTACTGGTTTTTGTAAAAGTCGGGCGCTTCGATCATGCCCGCGTTGACCGCTTCTTCGAGCCACAGCCGGTAAATGGGCATCGCCCAGGAATTCGCCAGCCAATGGCGCCGCACGATGAAGAACCGCCACGCCTCCATGAGCGCGGCGCGCGCGGAACTGTAATTCGTTTTCGAAAAATCCTTGAGCACGAGCTCATAGGGCATTCCGATGGCTGTTCCGATCTGCCTGGAGATGGCTTCGACAAAGGAGGGAAACTGCGCCGCGGGCCGGGCCGGAATGAACGGCGTCATTTTGTCGCCGGGGTAGAGCGGAATCATGGAGCCGCCTTCGAGCCGCACCCGGTACTGGTTTTTCGAAGCGAGGTAAGCGTTCACGTCCCCGCCGAACGTGGAGAGAACCTCCTCGCCCGTGGCGGGAGTCTCGATCACGCCCGCCACAATCGCGTTCACGATGGCCGATTGGAGCTCGGTGCGCTCGTAGCTGTCGAGCATGCGGAACTGTTCAATGACCGGCGTGAGCAGCGGGCGCCCGCGGGATTGGGCGATGCGCTCTTTCGAGTGCATGTGGAGCACGCGCTTCCTGCCCCACGAGGTTTCCGCGGGAATGCGCTCCCAGTCCTCGGGCGCGAACGTGAGATAGCTGCCAAAGCCCCAGTAATCGGACGCGGTGCGAATGTAGTAGGCCAAGGGCCGCCCGAAGTCGTCGCGCTCAATGCCGCCAATGACGCGCCTGCCGTTGGCCGCCACGGGCGCGCCGATCAATCCGCCGCCCGCCCAGGCTCCATAGCCGTACCCCAACATGCCGTCCTGAACCGGATTCCCCAGGCGGTCGCTTTCGATCAGTTGGATACAGGTTCGAAACGGCGTCTCGGGCCGGGCCTGCCACAGGGGAAGCGCCAGGGCTTCGCCGTTTTCAAGCGCCGAGCGAAACACCAGCTTGGTCATTTCCGAGAACGTAAGCTCGTGCGCGACGTCGCAGGCGCAGGTATCGGCCCAGGACCGCCACAGCGCCTCGGTGTTCTGGCTCCAGTCGGCGGCCCATTCGACGGTTTGCCCGAGCGCGCGCCAATCCGGGTACGCGGCGAGGCGCAGGCCGTAGCCCGCCACGTTGTCTTGAAGGGTCTGGAGCCCACCCGCCGCCACGCCGTTGTTCCGGTCGAGGTCCCGAGCGCGGGATTGGAGCGCCGGGAGATCGGGAAGCAAATCCGCGTCGGCGGGCAGGCGTGCGGGCATCCAATTGGAAAGCTGTTTGCGCAATACCGAAGCGCCCGAGTGCGACGTGTCGTAGGGAGAGCGCCCCTGCAGGAAAATCGCCCGGTCGTTAGTCCCGTTCATGGCTCCGCCTCCAGGGAAATCGGCCCGCGGGGGACGCGCGAAATGCACGTGCCGCTCTGTTGCGCGCACAGGTCGGCCAGCTGCGCGATGAGCCGTTCAATGTCGCCTACCGCGGTCTTATTGAATTCGACGCGCCCGAGCATGGGCGTCTCGATCGCGCTGGTGGCCCTGCCCGAAAGCAGCGCAATGTACTGGGTCTGCACTTCGGCCAACAGAGCGCACCAGTCCGTTTTGCCGGTGGGATCGAAGAGACGGGGGCGCGCGATAGGCATTAGTCCTCCGAAAACTCCGTGTTGGCCGGAAACGCTCGAAACTCGGGAACCGGCGCGCGCGGAACCTGGGCCTTGGTCGCCGAGGGCGGCTCAATCGCGCGCACCCTGGTAAGCGCGGTCTGTATCTCGTCCCACTTCTCAGCGGACCAGGTCTCAAGCCGCAGAGACGCGGCGGCGGCCATCGCGTACACGCGACAATCGAGCGCCTCATTCCGGTCGCGGCGCTTTTCCCAGGCGAAGCGGCGGTAGCCGCGCTCGATGCGCGTTACCAGTTGTTCGCCGCACAGCTGTTCGAAATATTCCTTCGAATATTGCGGGAAGTGGCAGAACCCAGCGGGCCACTTCTCGCCGCGCGAGTAATCCGGCACGGCCAGCCGCAAGCGCCGGTACAATTGCTCCTTCGCAATCGAGACGTTGATGGGCCACACGCGCGCTCCATGCTTGATGCGACGGCCCTGGGGCCCGATCTCGACGATAGTCGGCACTCCCAGGAACGAGGTCGAGTGCTGTTGGCCTTTGACGCCCATGACACGCTGTGCGCTCATATCGCGAACAAAGTCGTACACCGCAAGCGTGTTGTATCCGGTGTCGATGGCGAGCTTCGAGATTCGCGCGGGCGCTCCATAGAACGTCGGGAAATCCTCGTCCAAGAGCTTCGCTACCTGCTTGTAAATGTCGGGCTGGTTGGTGTCGCCCTCGAACACCCGGTAATCAATCGACCACGTCTCGTCGTTGCGGCCGTAAGCGACCACTTCGATTTCGATGCGCCGGGCCTGGACGTCCGCGCCGGCAATCAGCACGAGTCCGCCTTCGGGCATGATGCCGATGGCATACTCCTCGCGCCGCTCGTAGAGGCGCGCATCGTCCGGAACTTCGCCCTGGTCGGCCCACGGCAGCCCCAGGATGGTGTTCCAGAATACTTGCCGCTTGGTCGAGTCCTCTTCCGAGGCTTCGTGTTTCTCCGCAATCTTCGCCCACGACAACCAGCCCACCGGCGAGTAGTAGGACGGCAGATAAAAGCTCCGAACCTTTGCGCCGGGATTGTGAGCGCGCCATTGGCCGCGCGGGAGCATCCAGTTTTTCTGGTGATTCACGATCACGCCGTCGCAAGCCTCGCAGACGAAATGAGCGGATTCGGGATTGCCTTTCGCGTAGACGAAGTTGTCGGGCTTCAACTCCTGCATGAATTCGCAGTGAGGACACGGAACGTAAAAGTGCTCCTGCGTCCCGCTCTCGAAGAACTTCTCGATGCGGGAGCGCCCCTGGAGCACCGGAGTCGAGGTGATGAAGATTTTGCGCCGCGCGAAATTCGTGGTGCGTGCTATCGCCAGGTCGCACGGCTCACCCTCTTCTTCGACGTCCTCTTTGAAGCCGTCGACCTCGTCAAGAAACAGATACCGCGCTGGAGTCGAGCGCAATCCCTTGGCGCTGTTCGCTCCGGTCATGACCAGGATGCCGCCCGGGAATTCCTTCGCGAGGACCGTGTTGCCGGAATCCCTGGAGCGTGCATCGCGCACCTTGACCCGAAGCGCCGGGCAATCTTCGATCAGCGGCGCGATGCGCTGTTTGGAATTGCGCTTCGCCATCTCGACCGAAGGCTGAACGGCCATCATGGGACCGGGAGCCATGTCAATCGAGTAGCCCAGCCAGTTGTTCCCGCATTCCGTTTTTCCCACCTGGGAACCGGACATGAGCACAACCATCTCGGCGCGGTTCGAAGGCGATAGAGCGTCCATGACCTCTTTGAGGTACGGCGTCCTCGACGTCCGCCAGGGACCAGGCTCCGGCGAGCTCCGCGACGTGAGCACGCGATTCTTGTCGGCCCATTCGCTCACCGTCATCGACGGATCGGGAGCCAGAGCGCGCGCGGCGGCCTCGCGCACCACGGCCGAGACCTGAGCCATCGACGCGCCGATGGATTCCTGTGGCGTCACGCGGCCGGCTCCTGTTCGAGTCGCTTCGAAACCGTCTCAAGCGCCGCGGTAATCTCGCGCGTCAGCACGTCGTAGATCACCGTCGCATCGGATTCCGCTGCCAGCTGCGCCGCGATGCGGTCGGGAATGTTGAGCATGCCATCGCGCACCACGCGATACACGTTGAAGGTCTGGATGTCGACCTGGCGCCTGGGCATCAGCGTTCCCTGCTTCATCTCGTAATCGAGCCGCAGGAGCCGCGCCCGGTAAATCTCGCCAACAGCGCGCGCATTCGCAAAACTGAGCGTGCCGGATTGAGCGACTTCCGCCTGAAGCGCCTCACGGGATTCCGGAACGGTGGCTGGAGGTGGGATACGGTGGCTCGTTTGCGGAGGCGTCCGCTTCGGCTTAGGACCTGGCCGCGCGTTGCTGTGGTCCGTGTTCGCCTCCCAATCCCGGTCGGCTTGTTCGGAGTCGATCAGCCCGTCGGCGTTTTTGAAGATGCGTCCGCGCTCGAGCGCAAACTGGACCGCGGCTCGTCGGCAACCGCGATGCCGGGCATACTGTGTGACATTCAAAAGCGCCATTGTGTTAGGCTTGGCCTAACGCGATTCGCTTTCAGTGTTTCCTGCTAAAGCCGCTGATTCCCGTCAGCGGCTTTTCCGTTTACTAGCCGGTTTCGGAGCGGTTCCCTTGTGGGTGATTCGGCCCGCGTCCGCCTGTTTGGGCCTCGCATCTGGATTCACGTCCACGCCGCGCTCTCGCGCAACTTCCTCGAAGGTCTTTCCCGTAACCGCGTGGACGATCCACTCAATGCCTGTCAAGTTCCGGATTCGAAGGAGCGCGACGTCTGTGTAGGCAGGGCTGATTTCCATGCCGTAACCGACCCTGCCCCACACATGCGCTGCAGCGACAACCGTGCCGCTCCCGAGGAACGGATCGAAAATGATATCGCCCGGATCCGAATAAGCGTTCACAAAAAACTCAACCAGCGCGCGCGGAAAGGGAGCCGAGTGCGGCGATTTGTCGCCGTAAGCCGCTGGACAGGTGATGACATTCGACGGCCGCGCCAGGCCCGGCTTTGTCTCCGAGCCGTCGATGCCATAGTCAAAGGCTCCGTCGCTCACATGTGAAACCGAGTCCGGCCGGAACTTGATTTTCTCGGTGCGCGTGAAATGAAACACCGGCTCCCATGCGTTCTTGAAGCGGTTCGCCCACCCGCCCGGAACGGCCGTCTTGACCCAGCACAACTCGTCGACAAAATTCCAGCCCCATTCGCGCTTATGCGCGAGAACCAGGTCTTTGACGTAGAGCGTCCGTTCGCCGCTCTCCGCATGGTCCTTCAGGTTGAGAAAGTACGAACCCTCATGCGCGAGGATCGCCTGGACGTTCGCGGCCACCGGCTCAAACCAATCGGTGTATTTGTCGGGCGGCACAGGTCGAAACGGCGAGGTCGGATCATATTCCCGCTTGTCGGCATAAGGCGGCGAGGTGAAAATCACATTCGCCTTCAGCTCGTCCATCAGCGTGAAGATGTCCTCGCCCCTGGAGTCGCCGCACATGATCCGATGAGGCCCGATTTCCCATACATCGCCCGATACCGTTACCGCTTGCTCAGGCGCTTCGGCCGTTTCATCCTCTTCGACGTCCGAGCGGCCGCGCGCGCCCTCTTCGCCCAAAAGCACGGCGAGTTCTTCGTCACTGAATCCGGTCAGCGCCAGGTCGATGCCCGAATCTTTGAGCTCGAGCAATTCCGCGGCTAACAGTTCCTCATCCCATCCGGCATTCAAGGCAAGCTTGTTATCTGCGAGAATGTAAGCCTTGCACTGCGCATCGGTCAGATGGTCGGAGGGTATGACCGGCACCTCTGCAAGCCCCAGGAGCATCGCGGCGGACCTTCGGGCGTGTCCCGCCAGGATCGTCCCGTCGCGGTGCGCGAGGATCGGAGCCATAAACCCGAACTGAGTGATCGAAGCGGCAATCTGCTCGATCTGTTCTTTCGAATGCGTCCGCGCGTTCGCCGCGTAGGGTTTGAGCCGCTCGATGGGCCACTTTTCAACCCGCTCGACCATCGGGACGTCTTGAACTGGCATTTTTTCCACAGTGTGAGCGAGTTCCGCTCAGATGTCAAATGAACTTCCTGGGAAATTGCAGCGATTTGATGCAACTTTCCGCCACGTCACCCCTGGAGCCAAGCGCACTCAATCGCCAAACCAAGCGTATTCAAACAGTTACAGCCAAGCGTCGAATTCGCCTATTTCTAGCGAATCGGTGCAGGCGGCGCGCCCGCCGTTGTTTTCAACGACTTCCAAGGACCCAAAACCTAACGAACGTTCGGTTGAAATAAGCGCGCTTACCACAAGGTTAGTGGTTCCTTACTTCGGGCCGCTTTCCGAGCGCATGAGCGCCCGCTCTTTACGCTCCATGAGCGTGCTTTGTTTGTGCTCTATAAGATCGCGGCGCCCAGGTGGATCGGCGGCGCCCAGGTGGATCGCGGCGCCCAGGTGGATCGCGGCGCCCAGGTGGGATCGCGGCCGCCCAGGTGGATCGCGGCGCCCAGGTGGATCGCGCCAGGTGGATCGCGGCGCCCAGGTGGATCGCGGCCGCCCAGGTGGATCGCGGCGCCCAGGTGGATCGCGGCGCCCAGGTGGATCGGCGGCGCCCGAATAAAACCCCTGCCAGTGACTCAGAAACGAACCGTAGGGCGTCGATTCGGTTTTCCGAGTAGGGGACTAGGGAATCCTCCCGGCGACTCGCCCTAGGCGAATTAATTCGCAAGTGGGGGCAAAAACAAAAACCCCCTACTTTGCGGTAGGGGGTTCATGGGGGGTTTCCCTGGTATCGGTGAAAGGGGGTTCTACTTGCCCCCCTTGATCCGCGCGTATTCGCCCTTTGCCAGTTTCCAGTGTCGGGCGCCATCTTTGGTCCAAGTATCGACCACCTGTACTCCCTTGAGTCGGAGTGTAGAGACGAATCCCCTTACACTCTTGTCTTGCCATCCAATCGCCTTTACGATCTCGACCCGCGTGGCGCCCTTTGCCAACATGGCAAGAATCACTTGCGCCTTAGACTGAGGCGCCGCCGATTTTGCGGCCGTGGTTTTCTTGGCCGTGGTTTTCTTGGCCGATTTTGCGGCCGTGGTTTTCTTTGTGTGTTTGTGCATTGTCTTTTTTCCCTTTTCTGTCTGAACGGTTTCTGTCTGAACGGATTCGTCGCCGATTGGTTGCGCCATGGTTAGTTCCCCGCCGGAACGTAAATGTTCAACCCCATGACGGCACCATCACCGCCGACTATGGCGACATTTCCCGATGTAGACGCGATCAATACGGTTTTTCCTGATTTCGATGGGCCCAAGCGTTTGCCCAGGTCTACCGTAATCGTCAGGATTTTTCCCTTTACTTGAGTCTTGATATTTTGCACTGTCTGTTTTTTCCTTTCGTTCGCGATGTTTCGCGGACAATCCCACTTAGCCATGGCGTAAGAACTATTCGCAAGTACGGTTTGTAAAATACTTTTCAAGCCCTAGAAACCACGGCAAAAATATTTTTTCGCGCCTCCGATGGCGAACAAACGGAGAGCACCTCGCTCCCGTGGTCCGCGTCCGGTGGAAGTCCGCTCCGGTTTTTCGGTGCGGGGCTCACAAACCCAGGTTTTCCCATGAGCGCGTGCGTACTAACCCACCACCCCTGCCTGGTCGAAGCGGAGCGCGCCAGCGCAGCTCCTCGACCAGCGCCGCGGGAAAATTCGCCCTGCCCTCCCGCATGAAAGGCGCGTACTCAGGAGCCACCCCTGTTCAAAAAAAAATCGGGCTGCGCTGACTTTTGCAACGCAGCCCGTTCGTCAATTTGAAGAAAGGGAAAAAACCAACTGCTGACGAAAAGTGTTTTTAGTGAAGCACCATGTAGAACAGCGCGAACGCGGCCACCAAGAGGGCCAGCGCGATCGGCAGCATCAGCAGTCCGCAACAGAAACCACCAGGCGTCGGCTGAGCCGGCTTCGATTCACTCATGACTTCAGGTGCTCCATTTCCGGCCGATACATCACTCGCGCATCGGCCTCCCTCATGCGCTCATAGCTGTCCCCGGCCAATTCGCACCATCCCATGTAATCGGCGATATCTTCATACACTCGAGCGCGGCTCATGGGATCGCCCTGGGCGTCCGCCTTCAATTCAGCCACGGTGCGGTCACACGAGCGCGCTATATCAGCCAGAGATGCCCACCACCACTCTTCGGATGGCTTATTTTCGAGCGCCACCTGGTACACGCGAACCCAGAGCCCGTCGTCTTGCGGATCGAGGTAGTGCAATTCCCTCGCAACCTCATGCGATAAATGAACTCCAAGCGCGAGGCGCTCCGCTTGCGCCACCGTCTGGCAGTGCGGATTGTTCCGGCCATACTGCGCCATGAAGTCAGCACCAGCGCGAGTGCGGAACGGGCCAATCAGCAGAGCGTATCTATTGCCCCAGAACAACTCCGTTGGTTCCGATGTGCGGATCACTTCGTAAGCGTCGCCACCGATTGGCGCTGCGACATAGAGACGTTTGCTTTTCATACGCCCTCCTGTTCCATGACCAGCGGCGGCTCAACGTCCACCTTCACCACGCGCCATGCGGTAACGGAATACCACCGCTCCGCAAGCGCCCTGGCTGCAAGAGCGGCGTGGGCCGCGGTTTCAAACCGCAGCCCATTGCCAGACCACTTGCCGCTTGAATCAGCCTGTACTTCGTACTTGTAGGGATTAAGCATCGGCGGCCACCTTTCGACCCACGAGGCGCTTGTACGACTCCGGAAACTCAAAGCGGTGCTCACGCCAGCGGTTGATGGCTGCGTAGACACGGTCAAACGGCGTCAGCCCCGAATGCGACACCGCTTCAGAGCCGTAGTCGTTGCCGTCACGATAGTCCCGTAGGCAACAGGCGGCCTCATGCGGCGACCCGATGAGCACATCAGCCACGAGACGGCAGATGCGCGGATACCGATTGAGGCATTCCTCGTAGGTGAGGTGTCGCGCTTTAGGAGCGGGAACGCATTTCTCGCGTGAGGAGAGGCGCTGCGGCCCGTGGCCGAAATCCACCTCGAACACCGGCGCTCCATTTTGGTTCTGGAGAATCCGGTACAGTTTCCCCTTCCGGCGCTCACGTCCGACGGTCACGAGCACATCGCGCCCATAGAGCGCGGTTTCCAGTTTGTGGGAGTACATTACTTGCCTCCCCTTGCAGCCTTGTGGAGTTCATAGAGCGCGGTGGTGTAGGACTTCGCCTTGGGCTTCTGAGCCCTGGGCTTCGCTGCACTTGGCCCGTACGTGGCGTAGTGGATGAAGTAAGCCCGGTCGAACTGCGGATTCGTGGAGCGCAGCCCATCAGCGACCGCTGCGATCAGCGCATTGTGCTGACCGTAAGCGCCGAGTCTAAAATCGGCATTGGTCTTAGTCCCAAAGCGCACGTCCGGGCTCTTGGCCCGGAGTGCATCTGCAATGGCAATGAAATCTTTCTTCGTAAGCATCTTGTTTTTTCCTTTCGTTCTGTTGCGGTTCTAAGCCCGCTTATTTCTTCCCTGCCAAAAAACACGTCTTGGAGTGCTTGCCACCCGGCAGCGCCCCACAGTCAGCACACGGATCATCCATCGTGGGCTCGTAATACCCGCAGCTGGGATTGTGGAATCCGCGTCCGTGGCATTCCTCACATGGATCGCCGTGCGCCACGCCACAGTAGAGGCACGAGCCATCAGCGCCAACAGTGCAATCCACGTCGTGGCTGTGCTCTACCGCGCCGGTCTTGGCAAGGCTCCCGCAATCGGAAAGCGCTCTGGCGTCCAGATCCAGGAATGCCAGCGCCTTATCGTCCATGTCCGACAGTTCGGCGCCGCCACCATCCCAGGCAAGCTGCGCGAGTCTCGACACCATCAGCCGCACTACCGGGTGCTTCGCTTCCCACTCCGTTCTAACCACATTCATTCCCGCGGAGAGCTCGTACAGCGTCTCCGTGGAGCTGCGCAGCACTCCGGCGATACCCATGACATGGATACCCTTGATTGCAGTCAGCGCCGCTTGCGCCAATTGTTTCTGTATACTTTCTTGCGTTTTCATTGTTTCCCTTTCCGTACATCTCCCCATGGGGAGTTTTGAATTTTTCGAACAATTCCAGTTTACCGCCACTGCGAATTATTCGCAATCAGCGGAGCGCCGCTGGCGAAGGTGCTGGCGAAGGCTGATCGAGCGCGGCTCACGGCTCACGCCTGGGGCGCGCCTGGTCTCTATGGAAGGGAGGTCTGTGAGGGGAAACGGGCCCGCGAGGAGCGCATAGGGACGCGCGTACTAAGTAACCACCCCTGCCAATTGGGAGGAGCGCGTCTGCGCCTGGGCGGGTGTGCGCGGCGCCCGCGAGGAGCGCCCGCGTACTAAGGAGCCACCTGCATACTAAGGAACCAGCCCCCTATTTCCGGAGGCTGGCTTCGGTCGCGTGCTCCATCCACTCGTGAAATCGCCGCGGCGAAATCACAATGAGCTCGATGCCGGTGAGGTTCGAGCGCACGAGAGTCCGGTCGGATTTCTTAAAGTGCTGGAGCACCGTGACGGGGATTTTCTTCTCGTTCGAATCGTAGATCGTGAATTGGGCGCCGGGCACCAGGAAGTGCTTGCGCCGGCAGTCGGGCTCGTGCTTGCGCAGCTCGATTTTCTTGAAGGTCTGGCCGCAGCCCGGGCAATCCATCCATATAGGCTGACGGCCGGATTGTTTGGGTTCGGGCGCCGCAGTCTTGGCCTTTACAGTCTGATTTGTTTTCATTCGGTCAGTATACCACACTTGCGAATCTTTCGTAGAAGTAGAACGGGGGGCTCCGGGGGATAGCGGTCCGAAGCGCCCCCACAACCGCGCACGTCATCAAAGCGGCTTAGCTAAGGACGGGAGCGGCGTTTTTGACCGGATTCGCAGGATCAGAGCGGTTTGGGGGTTAGGGTGGCTCTGAGTGTACCCTCTGCCTGGCAGTGTGTGGAACACCGCGCGCGGCACTTTCGATATTAGCGTAAATCCGTTATTCTGCCTAGTGTCGAAGCGGCAATCCCTTTGGAGGTCGCTTCATGCTCACACAACCGAATGCCTTGCTCCAGGTCACGGAGCTCACCGAAAACGGCGAGCTCGTGGAACATTGGGAGCCGGTCACGAAAAACCTTTGGAAGTTCTTCTCGAAGATTCCCGAAGCGCTGGCGCTCGGGAAACAGATTAAGACTGACCTAAACCCAAACCCGGCCCGCATCGTCGACGGGCTCAACTATTCCCTTTTTATCCCGGTCCAGTACCTCTCGAAGAGTGAGCGCATGTGGCTGGCCGAAGGCAAGACCACCAAGCCCGATGGCACGTCGCGCAGCTTCTCGGAGTGGTGCGGCTGGCTGTTCGACCGAAAGACTCAGCCGGCCCCGGGCGACGCGCCGAATGCGACGAAGCTCGAAGCGGATCCGATCACGTCCGACCTGGTCGAGCTTCACTGGGCATAAGTGCAGCCGGGATACCTACATCTCGCAACCGTCGGCCGCCCCGCGCTTCTGAGGCACGCGCGCGCGATGCTCAAGAACCACGACGACGCCGAGGATTGCGTTCAGGAAGCCCTGCTGCTTGCATTTGCACGGATGGATCAGTTTGCCGGTACGGGCTCGTTTGAGTCCTGGGTGCATACCATTCTGACCAACCAATGCCCGGCTGGTATACCGCCGCCACCGCCAAGATCAGATGTTCGACTACTTTGACACAGCGGCGCCGGACAATCCGGAGCGCGACTTAATCCAAGCCGATCTGCTTGGGAAGGTCCGGCGCGAAATCGCGAAGGTCCCGAGGGTATGGCGTTCCGTGCTGGCCGCAATCGCCGATGGCTTATCCTGTCACGATGGCGCGAGCCGCTGCGGTCTTACCGTGGGCGCGTTCAAGTCGCGAGTGGTTCGCGCCCGCAGAGCACTCAGACGCAGAATCTTGCAGCACGAAAAGGAAAAAGCCCCTCGGGAAGTGACTCTCAAGGGGCACGAAAGGAAAAAAAATCAGATGCGACTCTATTTTACACAGATTTTGTTTCCTCGAGCACCCGGTATATTACGGTGCCGTCGTCGACGTGCGAGTATTCGAGCTTGTAGGTAAACAGGCCCCCGCAAGCGCCGCGGCGCGCGAAGTCGAGCATGGTCGGCGGCCCATGCGTTCCGTCCTGGCGCTGGTAGATCCCCACGGTGAAACGGTACAGCTTCCCTTTGTTCGACAGGAATTGAGCGGTCATGGAAGCCGGATGCCGGAGATGTCCGCGATCTTGTAAAGCACCACGAGTAACAGCACCAGGCCCACCAGCCAGAACACCGGCCGCGGCGCCTGGAACTTCTCGCAGACCCACCACACGACGTAAACCAGCACGATGAACACGATCAGCCAGATCAGCAGGGACACGATCATGGTCGGG